GGTAGCACCACTAATAGCAGCAGGAGTAGCAACCGTAGCTAGGTATATTGCTAGTAAAGGTATGGCAGCAGCAGTTAAAAGATACGGTAAAAAACTGGCACAGCAAGGTGCTAAACACGCTAAAGATATGGCTACTAAGCCTAAAGCTGGTCAACGTCAAGTAGAGCAAGCGACTAGAGGACAACGTGCTTCACGTAAAGCTCAACGTATTGGATTTGGCGTAGGTGTAGCATCTGGCGCTGCTGGTGCAGCAAAGGTTATAAGTGATAAGACTAAAGCCCAAAGACAAGCACAGGCAGCTAAGTTAGCAGAAATGCGTAAAAAACTTAAGGCTGAAACTGACGCTAAAAAACGCGCACAGCTACAAACTCGTATTGAAAAAGAAGTAGCAAAAGCTAAAACGTTTAATTCTACTGGTACACCTAGTAAGCGTCCACCTAATAAACCTGCAGCAGCAGGATCTATGCGCCCACCAAGAAAGCCTAAATAATATGCATAAAAATTTTAACAAATGTTTATCTATGTTACTCCATCACGAAGGTGGATTCGTAAATCACCCTAAAGATCCTGGGGGTATGACTAACCTTGGCGTTACTAAAGCTGTCTATGATAAGTGGATAGGTAGGGAATCTACAGAAGAAGAGATGCGAGCCTTAACATCTGTAGATGTAGCTCCTATCTATAAGAAAAATTATTGGGATAGGGTACGAGGTGATGATCTTCCTAGCGGTGTTGACTGGTGCGCCTTTGACTGGGCCGTTAATTCTGGTAGCGGTCGCCCAGCTAAAGCTATTCAACGTGCTGTTGGAGCAACACCAGATGGTGCTATAGGACCACGTACACTACAGGCTATTATGAATAAAGAACCTAAAGCTATTGTTGAAAATGTGTATACACAACGTCAATCATTTTATGAGTCGTTAAAAACATTTGAGACATTTGGTCGCGGTTGGACACGCCGCAACAAAGAAACATTGGAGCAAGCACTCCGTATGATAGAGGAATAATATGGCACGAGAACTAACAGAGCGCCAACAAAAGTTTCTTGCTGTCCTTATGGATGAGGCAGGTGGCGATATTACTATGGCTAAGAAGCTGGCAGGATACTCACCTAATACTACTAACACTGAAATTACTAACAGTCTTAAGGAAGAGATCCTAGATGTTACACACAGTTACTTAGCACGTAATGTACCTAAAGCTGCAATGGCTATGGTTAGTGCTTTGTATTATCCTACTGAGCTAGGCATTCGTGATAAAATGGCAGCAGCTAAAGAATTACTAGATCGTACTGGTTTAGTTAAAACTGAAAAGATGCAGGTAGAAGCTAAGGGTGGTGTTATGTTAATGCCAGCCAAACAAGTACAGGAAGAAGATGACTAAGCCATTAGGTAAATGGAAACTACCCCAACCAACAGACCTTAAAGAAGATAATGAGTGGACACCTATCCCACGAGTAGCAAGAACAGTTCCATTTGGATATAAATTAAATCCAGAAGATGACGGAATACTCTTGCCAATTAGTTTAGAACTTGATATGCTTGAGGAAGCGAAACAGTATCTTAAACAGTATTCGTATCGTGAAGTAGCGAACTGGTTGACCAGAAATACAGGTAGAACTATTTCGCATGTAGGACTCAAGAAACGGTTGGATAATGAACGAAGAAGAAAAAACAAAGCTGGCAGCTTACGCAGATGGGCAGACTATGCGAAAAAGGCAATCGCCAAAGCGGAAGAGATCGAAAATAGTCGCACAGGAGCCACAGCAAAAACGCAAAGCGAAAGCACCCAATCCGCAGCATGACATTATAGAAGAGTTTACTCAGCAGGTTGAGGAAGAACATAATGTAATATTTAAACCTAACGCTGGCCCACAAACTGATTTCTTAGCTGCAGGTGAGCGTGAAGTTTTATATGGTGGTTCTGCAGGTGGGGGTAAGTCATATGCGATGTTAGCTGACCCTTTACGCTTTATGGGGCACCCAGCCTTTTCAGGATTGCTCCTACGGCATACCACAGAAGAACTAAGAGAACTTATATTTAAATCTCAGGAAATGTACCCTAAGATCTGGCCTGGAATTAAGTGGTCAGAACGTAAGATGCAATGGACTGCACCATCTGGTGCCAGACTATGGATGTCTTACTTAGATAGAGAAGATGATGTATTAAGATACCAAGGTCTTGCGTTTAGCTGGATAGGTTTCGACGAACTAACTCAGTGGCCTACCCCATTCGCGTGGAATTATATGCGAAGTCGCTTAAGGTCTACAGCAAGTGATTTACCAGTATACATGAGGGCTACTACAAACCCAGGAGGTAGGGGTCATCATTGGGTTAAAAAAATGTTTATTGACCCTGCCTCCGCTGGAGAATCATTTGATGCAACTGATATTGAAACAGGCGAAGTATTACGCTATCCTGCTGGACACTCGAAAGCTGGCAAACCTTTATTCAAACGTAGGTTTATACCTGCCCGTCTTTCCGACAATCCTTACCTAGCTAAACAAGGCGACTATGAAGCAATGCTTCTGTCACTACCTGAACAGCAGCGTAGACAGTTACTAGAAGGTGACTGGGATATTAAAGAAGGCGCAGCCTTTACAGAGTTTAACAGACATATACACGTAGTTGAACCTTTTGCTATACCTCATAACTGGGTTAAGTTTAGAGCATGTGACTATGGGTATGGAAGTAAGTCAGGGGTTATTTGGTTTGCAGTATCTCCTAGTGAACAGTTAGTAGTATATAGAGAATTATATGTAGGAAAAGTATTAGCTACAGATCTAGCTGATATGGTATTGGATGCAGAGGCTGAAGATGGCTCAATTAGATATGGTGTTTTGGATAGTTCTTTATGGCACAAGCGTGGTGATACTGGCCCGTCATTGGCTGAACAAATGATTATGAAAGGATGTCGCTGGCGTCCATCCGACAGATCAAGAGGCTCTCGTGTAGCTGGTAAGAACGAAGTACACAGGAGATTGCAAGTTGACGAATACACAGAAGAGCCTCGTATGGTTTTCTTTAATACTTGCCACAATCTTATTGCACAGCTTCCAGCCTTACCCATCGACAAACGAAACCCAGAGGATATTGACACAACCTCAGAAGATCACTTGTACGATGCTTTAAGATACGGTATCATGTCACGACCACGATTTACTAACTTTGAATTTGGTGGCCCTACTATGGCAAGCGGTATGCAAGTAGCAGACGCAACATTTGGATATTAAGGAAAGAAACTATATGTCAGATATTGATGAAATTTTTATTGAGGACGATTCCATTGCCCTTGAAGACACAGAAAACTCTGATGTTGAAGACTATGGTGCATCTAAAATAATTCCATTTATTATGGAAAGATATAAACGTTCTGAGGATTATCGTGAGCAGGACGAACAACGCTGGCTTAAATCGTACAGAAACTATAGAGGACTGTATGGTTCTGACGTACAATTTACAGAAGCTGAAAAGTCTCGTGTGTTTATTAAAGTAACTAAAACAAAAACATTAGCTGCATATGGTCAAATGATTGATGTACTATTTGCTAACAATAGATTCCCATTAAGCGTAGATCCTACAGAGTTACCAGATGGTGTTGTAGCAGATGTTAGTTTTGATCCTAAAGAACCTGAACAACTACGTAAAGATACTAAGAATGATATTGTATCTCCATATGGCTATAAGGGAGATGGTAAAGAGTGGGTTAAGGGTGCGACAGAAAAGACCCTTATGGAAAGTCTTGGGCCACTAAAAGAAAAACTAGAAGATATAGATAATCTAAAGGGTACTACAGGACTTACGCCTTCTGCTATTACATTTAGCCCCGCAATGATTGCAGCTAAAAAAATGCAAAAGAAAATACACGATCAGTTAGATGAGTCAAGTGCAGGTAAACATTTACGTAGCACAGTATTTGAAATGGCATTGTTTGGTACTGGCGTAATGAAAGGTCCATTTGCTGTAGATAAAGAGTACGCTAATTGGAATGAAGATGGCGAATACTCTCCTATGATTAAAACAGTACCACAGGTATCTCACGTATCTGTATGGAACTTTTACCCAGATCCAGATGCAAGTAACATGGATGAAGCTCAGTTTGTTATTGAGCGACATAAACTATCACGCACACAACTACGTGCCCTCAAGAAGCGTCCTTACTTTAGAGCATCTTTAATTGACGAAGCTATTGGTTATGGTGAAGATTATACACGAAAAGATTGGGAGCATGACTTAGCTGACTTCGCACCTGAACATGGTATTGATCGTTTTGAAGTACTAGAGTATTGGGGTATGGTAGACGTAGAGCTACTAGAAGAGCAAGGCGTAGATATTCCTAGTGAACTGTCTGGCTTTGATGAACTGCAAGCAAACGTTTGGATCTGTAATGGTAAACTACTACGCATGGTACTTAATCCTTTCAAACCTGCTAAGATTCCGTATCATGCCTCTCCGTATGAACTAAATCCTTATGGCTTCTTTGGCGTAGGTCTAGCAGAAAATATGGATGATACGCAAACTTTAATGAATGGTTTTATGCGAATGGCAGTTGACAATGCTGTATTATCTGGTAACCTATTGATTGAAGTAGATGAAACTAACTTAGTTCCAGGCCAAGATCTATCAGTATATCCTGGGAAGGTATTTAGACGCCAAGGTGGTGCCCCAGGACAGGCAGTGTTTGGAACTAAATTTCCTAATGTTGCAGGAGAAAATCTGCAGCTATTTGATAAGGCAAGGGTATTAGCAGATGAGTCAACTGGATTTCCATCTTTCGCTCATGGTCAAACAGGGGTCAGTGGCGTGGGTCGTACTGCTTCTGGCATTTCTATGCTTATGGGTGCCGCACAGGGCGGTATAAAAACAGTAATTAAAAACATTGATGATTACTTACTTCGACCATTAGGTGAAGGCTTGTTTAGTTTTAACATGCAGTTTAGTTATGATCCTGAGTTGCGTGGAGACTTAGAAGTTAAAGCTCGTGGTACAGAAAGTCTTATGGCTAATGAAGTACGTAGCCAGCGTTTGATGCAGTTTTTACAAGTAGCATCTAATCCTTCACTAGCGCCATATGCTAAGTTCCAGTATATTATTAGAGAAATTGCTAAGTCAATGGAGCTAGACCCAGATAAAGTAACTAACAACATGGATGAGGCAGCAATACAAGCAGAGCTTATGAAAGGCTTTGCAGCCCCAGCCCAAGAGCAACAACAACAGGGAGCCAACCCTTTAGATCCTACAGGAGCAGGGGGTGGTAACATAGGAACAGGTCAAGTACCTACACCTCAAGAACAAGGATTTAGTGGAAATGAACAAGGACCAACTGCTCAACCGCCTCAAGCCAACGCTGGGCAACCCCCAACAGGCTAATGCGTTAGAGGAATACTTTGACTATCTTATTACTGAACAACACAGAATAATGGAACAAACAGATAGTATTACTGTTGTGCATAGGGCGCAGGGTGCAATAAATCAATTACGTAGATTAAAGTTATTGAAAGATGAAGTACTAAATGGCAGATAAAAAAGTAGGTACAAGTACAGGTAAAAAAACACAAGCAGGTAGGGATGTTTATAAAACTCCTGAAGGTAAAATGGTATCTGAAAAATCTACTACATTTAAGTATAAGGGTATGTGGATAAACATTCCTAGTATACATAATGGTCATAAATATGATGATGCTACATTAAAACTTATGCTAGAGGCAGAAATTATTAAGCCTACTAGCTCACATAAAAGTAGAGAAGATGCAGAACAAGCTGCACGTAAGCGTAGTGATAATTTAAAATTTAACAAGGGTGGAACTGCTATGAAAGATCAAATGAGCTTCTTTGAAGACGGTGGACTAAAAGATGAAGGCGGTATGGTGGATGAAGTATCTGGTAACGAAGTTCCATCTGGAAGTACACGTAAAGAAGTTCGTGATGATATTCCAGCTAACATTAGCGAAGGTGAGTTTATTTTTCCTGCAGATGTAGTTAGGTTTATTGGACTTGAAAAACTTATGCAAATGCGTCAGATGGCTAAGATGGGTTTAAAAGAAATGGAAGCTATGGGTCAGATGGGTAACTCTGACGAAGCTACTATGCCTGATGACTTACCATTTGGTATGGCTGACTTAATTATTGTAGAAGATGAAGACGATAGCGAAGAGAATAACTTTGCTGTCGGTGGTATTCAGTGGCCTGTATCTCCTGCAGATGTTCCTATTGAAACTAAAGTATATATTAATGAAGCTGGTAATAAAATAAATATTAGGTTCCAAGGCGATAAACCTCTTGACACCATACCTGATGGTTATGTATTATTTACAGGAGAAGAAGTTACACCTGAACCTGTAGTACGTCAGGGTGGTGATGGTAGTAGCTCAGGCCAACCTGCACCTAAGAATCCATTTGTTGAAGCAGGTAGTTGGAAAGACGCTCCACTAGATATGTACATTAAAGAACTAGATAAGTTTACTGGATATACTCCATCTGTTGTTGCAGGACTTGCTAGTGCATTGGGTGGTCCATTAATTGGTGCAGCAGTGTATGCTGGTAATAAGTTTAATAAAAAACAAATATTAGCTACTATTGATGAGCGTATCGAACAAGCTAAAAAGACTGATGTAGTAGGTCAAGTAGCTGCCTTACGTGCTGCTAAAGACAAATTAATAAAGGGTGAAAAAGAAAACACATCTATATTTGGTAAAATTATAAATACAGTAAAGGGTGCGTTAGGTCTTAATGATGAACAAGTTAAAACAGCTACAACTACGGCGTCTAATATAGGTAAAATTGAAAAGCCGCCTAAAGATGTTACACCTGTAGATAGTAGTGCTATTCCTTTATCACCAAGTTTAACTGCAACTTCAACGCAAACTCCTTTTGAACTTTCTATTGAAGATGACTTATCCCCAGAAGAAAAAGCAGCATTAGGAGTACCGCCAGAAACTAAAATAGATCCTACTAATGATCTTATAGATGCATATGATTACATAGCTAAAAAACAGCAAGAAGCTTCTTTTGATAGAAAATCAACTGCAGAGACTACTGCGCTTAAAAATCAAGAAGCTTCATTTGATAGGTCGCAAGGACTCTCTCCCGCAATACAATCTCAAAGTGAACCTGTAACACCTACACTGTATGGTGCCTCACCAGCACTAGGTATTGCAGATACATCTACGGCCCCACAAATACCTGTTGCTGCTCCTCAAGTATTAAGTGGGTATCCATTAGATAGACCTGCGGATGCGGGTATGACAACAGGAAGTAGAGCTTTACTTCCAATAGTGGCATCTGCAGAAAGCAACCAAGCTAAACAACAACTTGCAGATATACAAGCACAAGCTGCTCAAAATGTACTTGACGTAGTTAAAAATGCAGTTACAGGTACACAGGTTACTGCTCCTTTAGTTGGAACAACAATGGAAGTAGATGGAAGCACTCCTAGAGAATCTGGGATACAAGCCGCTGCATTGACACCTTCAAGGCCATCTGAACCTAAACCACAAAGTCGTGCGGGAGCTACTACAACACCGCCACCCGTAAGTAGGGATAGAGACAGAGATAGAGATAGCTCTCCAATATCAAGACCTACTCCAAAACAAGCTGCGAAGAAAGCGACTAAAGAAGCTAAAATAAAAACAGCTAACTTATCACCTACACAAAAAACAGGTGGTGCAGAATTAGATAAAGCATACGGCATATCAGGTTTAGCAAAAGGCGGTATGCCTAAAAAGAAACGTGGTTTAGCAGCACGTAAGTAATCTGTTACATTTGTCTGGCTACTCATCCCCCTAACAACAACACTAGGCTACGGTGGCCCCAGAAAAGAAAGTAAATAAATGAACGATACAATAATGGCTGGCGAAATGGAATCGCCAAAAAAAGTAGCATTTGCAAATCGCAAATACTCAAACGAAGATAAACGAAAACTAGAAGAAGAAGAACTACAGAAATTATTGGATGAACAAAGTAATTCTGAAAAAGAAAATGAAGAGGTACAGCAAGAAGATAAAGTACCTGAAACAGCAGAAGAGCGTAGCTTTAAAAAACGCTATGGTGATTTACGTAGACATACTCAAGAAAAAGAACGTAGCTACGAAGATCGAATTAAAAAGCTAGAAGAACAACTTAACGAATCTGCAGCACAAGGAATTAAACTACCTACTAGCGATGAAGACTTAGATAAGTGGGCAGCAGAATACCCTGATGTAGCAGCCATCGTAGAAACTATTGCAATTAAAAAAGCAAGAGAACAATCAAAGGAATTAGAAGATCGTGTTAAAGCTATTGATGAAATGCGATATGAGGCCACACGTGAAAAAGCTGAAGCAGAGCTTATGCGGATACACCCAGACTTTGGTGAAATACGTGACAGCGATGACTTCCATGAGTGGGCTGAAGAGCAGCCTAAATGGGTTCAAGATGCTTTGTATGAAAATACTGAAGATGCTCGTTCAGCTTCTCGTGCTATCGACCTATACAAAATTGATAGGGGCATTACAAAAACTAAAAGTAAAAATACTGACAAAGATGCGGCGAGATCAGTAGGAACTAAATCTACACGTACTCGCCCTGAAACAGATGAGACAAGTAACTACCTAAAAGAATCTCAGGTAAATAAAATGTCTCCACAAGAATACGAGAAATATGCGGATGATATTATGGAATCTATTCGTACTGGAAAATTTATTTATGATATTTCAGGAAATGCTCGTTAAGCTATTGACATATAGAAATACTATGGTATAACTATATGTACAATCCCTTAGTATAGGGTAGCCCTATTAAATAGCAACCTACTCTATACTAAATTAAACTTTACTATTCACAAACAGCAATACTCTTACGGAACTACCTAATCCCTATTGGCCCATTGCATATAAGAAAGGCCATTCTTATAGACAATGCACCCAGTATATTAGCCTCTAAACTTGAAATTGTTTTAGTTTGTATCTTGGAACCAATAATGCGAAAGGAATAAACAATGGCATTTGGATCAGCGAGTGGATATGGTAACCTTCCCAATGGGGTTTGGTCACCAGTAATCTACAGCAAACAGGTACAACTTGCATTCCGCAAGTCTGCTATCTGTGAAGCAATTACTAACAACGACTATTTTGGCGAGATTGCCAACATGGGAGATAGCGTGAAAATCGTTAAAGAGCCTGAAGTAGAAGTCAAGCCTTATTTGCGTGGTACAACTGTTGCCGCACAAGATTTGATTGACTCTGACTTTACTCTTCAAATTGATAAGGCCAATTATTTTGCCTTCAAGGTCGATGATATTGAGGACGCGCATAGTCACGTCAATTTCCAAAGCCTTGCGTCAGATCGTGCAGCCTATCGTTTGGCTGATCAGTTTGACAAAGATGTACTTGGTTACATGGCGGGTTATAAGCAAACACCTGCTGCTGGTGCAACTGGTAACATCTTGGAAGATGAAACTGCTGATACCGTAAATGACGTTATCAACGGAACCAAAGCTAACTCAGCGGCTAACGGCGACGAATTGCTCGCAGCTAACAAGCTGAAAAAAGGTGACTTTGGTAACATCACTACTGCTTCTGCTGCGGATCATTCGATTCCAGTAGCTGCACGTCTTCCTGGTGCTACAGCATTACCAACAGCAACTGTGTCTCCTGCGATGATTGTATCTCGTATGGCACGTTTGTTGGATCAACAGCAGGTTGACTCATCTGGTCGGTGGCTTGTAATTGACCCAGTGTTGATGGAAATCATGCGCGACGAAGATTCACGTTTGTTGAACGCAGACTTTGGTGGCTCAGGATTGCAGAACGGTTTGGTTCTGAATAACTTTCATGGCTTCCGCGTCTATGTATCTTCAAACTTACCATCAGTAGGTACTGGTGCAGGAACTTCAGGTACAGACAACCAGAACGCTAACTATGGTGTGATTTGTGCTGGACACGACTCAGCCGTTGCATCTGCAGAGCAGATCAACAAAACTGAGACTTATCGTGACCCAGACTCATTCGCAGATATTGTGCGTGGTATGCACCTATACGGTCGCAAGATCCTTCGTCCAGAAGGTCTGGTATCAGCGAAATATAATATCGCCTGATAATACACTTACAAAGATAGGCTGCTTAACTGTGGCCTATCTTTCTTTGCATATAAAGGATACCCTCAAATGGCAATTACTACAGCAATGTGCAACACGTTTAAGCAAGAGCTACTTGGCGGTGTTCACGACTTAGATACAGACAGTTTAAAAATAGCTCTAATTAAAGCTTCACCAACAGGTACATATGGTGCATCTACTACTAACTATTCTGACTTAGGTGCTGACGAAGCTACAGGAACGAATTATACATCAGGTGGACAGGTAATTACTGCTCCTACAGATGGATCATCAAGCATAATTAACTTATCAGGCGCTACTGCTTTTGTTGATTTTGTAGATGAAGTATTTTCTAATTTAACTATTTCTGCAGATGGTGCATTAATATATAATGCCTCACAAGGAGACAAAGCTATTGCAGTATTTAACTTTGGTTCTACAGTAACTTCTACTGCAGGTGATTTCACAGTTGTATTTCCTGCGCAAGACGCTTCAAATGCGGTAATTCGCATTACCTAATACAAGGTTGTACTAAATGGCATTTATATTAAAAGATCGTGTAAAAGAAAATAGCACTACTACAGGCACTGGCAACATAAGTCTTGGCGGTGCTTCTGCTACTTTCGATACATTTCAATCTTATCTTACGAATGGAGACACGACTTTTTATGCCATTGCTCATACATCTTCTGGTGTTGATGAGTGGGAAGTAGGTCTAGGTACGTGGAATACTGGCAACACACTTTCACGTACTACAGTATTGGCGGGTTCTAACGGTACATCTGCAGTAGATCTTTCTGCTGGTACTAAAGATATTTTTATGACCTACCCTGCAAGCAAAGCTGCTGTAGTAGGTGAGGATGTCACTTTCGCAGATATTACTGTAACAGGTACAGTTGATGGACGCGATGTTGCAACAGATGGTTCTAAACTTGATGGTATCGACACAAGTGCAGATGTAACAGACGCTGTTACTGTAGCTGCTGCTGGGGCTTTAATGAGGTCTGGCGGCACTATGACAGGCAACCTTATTCTTAATACTGATCCCAACGCAGCATTAGGGGCCGCAACAAAACAGTATGTTGATACGATTGCCTCTGCTGGTATACACTATCATGCCCCAGTACGTGCTGAACATCCTAGTAACCTAAATGCTACTTACAACAATGGTTCGTCAGGTGTAGGGGCTACGCTTACTAATGCAGGAACAAATGCAGCATTAGTTATAGACAGCGTAAGCATGGTATTAAATGATCGTGTTCTTGTCGCTAACCAAACAAACCAAACACAAAATGGTGTATATACAGTAACGACAGTAGGTGATGGCTCTACTGCTTGGGTACTTACACGCTCTACAGATACAGATACTGCAGCACCGTCTGACCCTGATGCCTTTGGTAAGGGTGATGCTTTCTTCATCAAAGAAGGTTCTACTAACGCAGGTCACTTAGATGTTTTAAGTACAGCAGGTACAATCGTATTTGGTACTACTAATATTGTATTTTCAGAAGTAGCTGAGACAACTGTATACTCTGGTGGTACAGGTATTACTTTAACTGGTACTACGTTTTCTATTGGGCAAGATGTAGCAACATCAGCTAACGTTACGTTCAATCAAGTCACAGCAGCTATTATTGGTAACGTAACGGGTAATCTGACAGGTGATGTTACAGGTAACGCTGATACAGCTACAGCTTTAGAAACAGCACGTACTATTCAGCTATCAGGTGACGTTACAGGAAGCGCATCTTTTGATGGGTCTGCTAATATTAACATTACTGCTGCAGTACAAGACGATTCACATGCACATGTAATTAGTAATGTAGATGGCTTACAGTCAGCACTAGATGCTAAAGTACCTACGTCACGTATTATTACTGCAGGTAATGGTCTTACGGGTGGTGGAGACTTATCAGCTAACAGAACGCTTACTGTAGGCGGCGGTAGTGGTATTACTGTTAATGCTAATGATATAGCTATTGATAGCAGCTATACAGGTTTTGACAGTCGTTACGTAAATGTCACTGGCGACATTATGACGGGTGATCTTCAAGCGGCTGGACTGTATGTAGGTTCATCAAATACGTCCTATGATTTCTACAATAACGGCACGACATATCTCAACGGTGCAACTACAATTGATGCTAATACAACTATTAATGGTCATTTAGGTATTGGTGGCACAGCTACAGACACTGCTTGGAGTGATGATCTTTACGGCAACACAGAAGTAAGTATAGACGGTGGTGGTGGCTACGGTGTATTACACTTCAGAGGCGATGGCTCTGGAACCACAAACACTCGCTACTCTATAGGTGTAGGCGACAGCATTTTCTATATGGCCTATGACGATGTTGACGGTGTTCATAGAGCACAAATAAATGCAGCCCATCAATTTTTGGTTAATGAAGGTAGTGGTAATCAACGTGTTTTCCACGATGGCTACCACCCCAACGCAGACAAGTGGACTACCTCCCGTACCCTATCACTCTCTGGTGACGCATCTGGTTCTGTCTCTTGGGATGGCTCTGCTAATGCTACACTGAGTGTGACTGTGGCTAATGATAGTCATACGCACTCTTGGGCTAATATTACAAATGGTCAACGGTACGGTTATGGAACGCAGTTAAGACCAGATAGCGCTTCCAGCTACGGCGGCTTTCAGTTTATAGGCTCTAATGGTGCCAGCGCAGGTTATTTATTGCAAACAGGGGGTAGCGTTACCGCCAACACCACTTATCTACCAAATGGTATTACACTTGTAGCAGACCAAAGTTGGTTAAGCCTTGTATCAAGAACCACTTCAAACACAGGTGTTCGTATCTCTACAGGTGTAACACCAGTGGTACGTCAGACGATTGATTCCAGCGGTAACATTGATTTTACAGGTGCGTCATTTCAGTATAACAATAACAACATATGGCATGCTGGCAATGACGGTTCTGGTTCTGGCTTAGATGCTGACCTGTTGGATGGCTACCACGAATCTAGTTTTATCAGAAAAGGCGTTGGCTATACTTGGACAGCCACAGGCAACTCCAACTTGCTACGCTTCCAATCAGAAAACGCAATAGATACTGCTTCTGCCTATCATGCTTCTTTAGAGGTTTTCCAAGACAATGCTGGACATGATGCATTTATGGCATTCCACATTGGTGGTGATTACGCAGCGTACTTTGGTCTGCATGGCGGCATAAATGACTTTGTTGTTGGTGGCTGGTCAAAGGGCGCTACATATCAGCGAGTATTCCACGATGGCTATCACCCTAATGCTGACACACTAACAACTGCACGAACCATTAATGGAGTATCGTTTAACGGCTCTGCTAATATCACTGTAGCTGACAGCACCAAGCTGCCATTGAGTGGCGGCACTATGACGGGCGATCTTACAATTAGCGGTGGTGCTGGTGCTATAACCTTAAATAATAGTGATATTAGATCAGCGCAATCAAACCCTACTTGGACAGGAAATCCAGGGACAGTTGGTAAAATACAATACCATTCTAATCGTTGGTATATTGTTGCAGATCAGTCATCAAATAGAATTGTTCAGTTTAGACGCGATGGCTCTGATAAATCATATATTGATAATAATGGTGATTTACAGTCTGGCAAAGCAGCAGGTTGGATTACTAGCCGCACCCTTTCTTTAACGGGTGCTGTAACAGGTTCAGTAAGCTGGGATGGCACTGGCAATGCTTCACTTAGCACATCTTTCAATGATAATGGCCCCAACTACATTGATGTTGCCACAGGCAATTACGGCACAGTTAAAGTAGACGATGATCGTGGTGTTTCTGGTGGTTGGGCTGGATATGCCATTCGTGACGATTGGGTGTTTATGTCAAATGGCGCAGGAGAAGCGGGCATTTACAACGATACTGATAACGAATGGGCGATATTATGTCTTAGAAACGCTGATACTAGACTGTATCATAACGGCTCAGAAAGTCTGCGTACTATTGGCATAAATGGGATACGAGTTGGCGCGCCCTCACACAGTTCCTCAGATATTTATATGTCTGATGCTGATCACGGTGAACGCCGCATTCACTGTAATAGTAACCGTATTGGTTTTTTAAATAGTAGCAACGGTTGGGGTGCATATAGCGAGGATTCAGGAAACTGGATTGTTGAAGCTAATTTAACTGCCAAGAACCGTCTTGATGTTGGTACTGGAACGCAATCTGATGCGGAAATAAGAATTTACAAAGCTGATAACAACGTCAGCGATCATATTCAGTTTTACAACGGCACAACCCGCATAGGCGAGATTGGCTGCCAAGATACATCGTGGCTGCGTATTAACCAAGTGACTGCCAAAAACATTTATACTCCAAGATATATTAGGGCAGATGGCGGCTTTTTTGTTGATGATACTACCAAAGGCATAAACGGGTCAGGAAATTTTATTGGCGGCACAATTGCTGGTGCTTCTGATTACAGCACACTTCTTCGTAGTAATGCTAATGATACTTTTACTGGTCAATTGACTATGGGTACACAACTGGCTCTAGTTGCAGGAAATTTTGGTAGAGGTGTTTTTGGTTTATATAGCTCTACTCGTTATCAACATGTTTGGTCAATGGGAACATCGTATAAGACTAGCGATGATGGTACTTCATATGGAAATATGTATGGCCTTACATATACGCATACTAATATAGGTACAGGAACAAACCAATCTATATCTGGATTAAGCCATCAACTTCAACATAGACGTAATGGAACCTTAACTGCAGCTATTGGCGATGGTATATGGACTTCAGGTAATGTGACAGCCTATTCAGATATTGCAGTTAAAACTAACCTTGTAAAAATACCAAATGCTCTTGAAAAAGTTTGTTCTCTCAATGGTTATACATATGAAAGAACAGACTACGTAAAGGATGAAGAAGATCCAGAAGCTCCAGAAGTACTAAGACAAGCAGGGGTTGTTGCTCAAGAAGTCGAAAAAGTTTTACCAGAAGTCGTAAGTGGTAAAGATGGAAATAAAGCGGTTGCTTATGGTAACATGGTTTCTATTTTAATAGAAGCAATTAAAGAGCAACAAGAACAAATTAATGAATTAAAAAAGAGGTTAAAGTAAGAATATGGCATTACAAACTAGTGGTCAAATATCTCTTAACGATATTCATGTAGAAGTAGGGGGGTCATCAGGTACATCCGCATCTATAAACGACAGTGATATTCGAGGACTTATTGGTAAAAGCTCTGGCGCTACAATGTCATTTAACGAATGGTATGGTGCCTCTGCGGAAACTACACTAACAAGTGGTGGCACCGTGAATGGCGTTGCACAAAGGCAAGAAATTAGCGTATCTAGTTTCATCTCAAGTGGTGGAACACTTGTTATTCCAAGTAGTATTTGGGTTTGGTCAGATGATAGAACAGTAGCTGCATTAACTGTAGATATTCCATGTACTATTAAAAATTATGGAAAAATTATTGGAAGGGGTGGTACTGCAGGTCGTTATAATGCTTATTCTGGTACACCTGAAAGAAATGGATTTACAGGTGGACCTGCTGTAAACGTAACATCTTCTGGTGTTACTATTATTAACTATTCTGGTGCTTACATTGCTGGCGGTGGCGGTGGCGGGGGCGCGTCCAGATGGGATACTAGCAGAGACAGGCAAGCTGGCGGCGGCGGCGGTGCTGGAGGAGGTGACGCTGGTCGAGGTTCTACTAGCGGTAGTAACTATGGTAGAGGTGGACGTTATCCAAATGAAAAAGGGTCAAGCCTACATTCTACTGGCACTTACACAGGTGCGGAAGCAGGAGGGTCTGCGTACTATTCGACAGTAGGTGGCAACGGAGGAGGTCGTTTACTTCCAGGGGTTAGAGACACTAGATCAAATAGTTATGGTGGCGCAGGTGGAGAAGCAGGCGCTTGGGGCGGTGGCTACTATGATGGAGGTGGCGGCGGTGGCTGGGGATCTTCAGGTGGCGGCCCTGGAAGTAGTCAGAATGGTGGTACTGGTGCTGCGGGTGGAGCAGGTATTGCTAAAACAACTAGTTATAGTTTAACTAATAATGGCACAATTTACGGGTCTACATAAAATGCAAACATGGGATGAATATCACTATAATCAAAGTATCTACGTAACTGAGGCAGAAGCTCAAGACGCAGCTAATCAGGTTTTATTAGAAACTACAGCTACCCATAATTGGTGCTGTGAAATTCAAGTAGTTACACAAAATCCTGATGGTTCTTGGTTAATTCCCGTAGAAACTATATCTGAATTAGTAAAAGATATAGATGTTAATGACGAAAGAATGTTTTCAATTAATTGTAATACTACAGAGTTTAATGCTCTTGGTGTAAATATAACAGAGTTACGTGAGCACTATGTTACTTGTTACGAAAACAAAATTAGACATTATAACTTAAGGGAAATAACTAAATTTTCACATCCTTTAGATGGGGATTGGGCGGGTAATAAACCTGACTTATCTTCTGATAAAGTCATTATAACAAAAATTACTCCCACTACAATATTTGAGGCTTTACCTTGAACGAATTAAGTCTTTTAGGACATAGCTTTGCAATACAAGATGATATTGTTTCTTTTGAAGAAAATAAAATCATTTATAATATGTGCAAAGAGCTAAGAAAAACTTTAGAAAATGGAACGCCAGAAAATTGGGGCACTCAAAACTTTTCAACATTTAGTAATTACTCACCTAGTAAACATAAAAAGTTTAGATTACTTTTTAATAAAATTGAAAAAGCAGTAAACTATTTTGCTGAAAGGCATGGATGTAAAGAAAGTTTAGAAGATGTAGGAAGTTGGGTAAATTTTAATAAAGCTGACGATTATGTAGAAGAACACATACATACTAACTCAAGAGTAAGTGCTATATACTACTGTACTTCACCAGAAGGTTCAGCGCCTACAACCTTTATTTCTCCCTATAAAAATATGATGCCGTTTCCAGAAGAACCAAACTTTGTACATATTGAACCTTTGGAAAGAAGGCTGGTTCTTTTTAGATCGTACATACCTCACGCAGTTGGCAGGGGATTGAATATGAAAGAACGAATAACTTTTGCTGCTAACTATAGATAATAGGCTTTTAAACATATGCTAGGCTTTTCTGCCATATCAGAGACACCTATATCTCAGGCTACTACCAGTGCTGCTGCATTAGGATTTTTACCTACCAGTTTAGTTACATTAACTGCTAGTAGTCTTTTATTTGAAGGTACTGCTAATGTAACAGCAGACTCTACTGTAGCTACATTTTCTTTAAATATTGACTTTGATGCAAAAGCTACTTCTAATGTAACAGGTACTGAAGCTACTACAACAGTAAATGATTTTATTTCTGTATCTGGTAAGGCTAACTTTACATTAAGTCCAACTACTGCCTCTTTTACTACAGGTCAACTGTTAGGTACTGGCCTAGCTAACTTTACAATACCCAGTACTGCATCTGTATTTAGCGTAAATGATTTTGCAAGTGTAGAGGCTAAAGCTAATACTAGTTTAAATAGTATTGTTTCTACTATATCTGCTGAAGATGTTATAGGTATTGGTGCTGCAAATATAATTTCAAATAGTGTAAGCGCTACAACAGTTGTGGATACACTTAGCTTTGATGCAAAAGCTAATTTAACTATAGCTTCAATACTCAGCGATATTACTGCAAATGATTTTGAAAAAGTAGATGCTAAGGCAAATATAACAATACCGTCTGCAACATTTACTGGTTCAGTCACTTCTTTTGCAGATGTAACAGGTAAAGCTAATACAACATTAGATACAACCTTACTGTCTTCTTCTGCTAATATAGGTACACCTACGGGAGTAATATTTGATTATGGTCCATACGCAGAACAATATTCCAAATCTCGTGTGCTGTATATACTTAGACAAAAATCGCATGGTACAGAATTACGTACAACTAATTCTCCTAGTTTAACTACAAGCAATGTAGTGCATATACAAGTAGAAGATCGTTCTGTTTACATAGAACGTAGCCTAACTAACAATACTGTTTACATAGCAGCTTAAAGGATGAACAATGTCATACAAATGGCCTGATAAAGATAAAGATGAATTACTTGACTATAATATTGATTGGTCACGTTTCTTAGGTACAGACACTATTTCTGGTGTCGATTGGTTTATAGATGATGCAAACAATGTTAAAACAGAAGTAAGCCCTGCACAAGTTGTAAATGGACTACAGTTTGTACAAGCTACAAACACATTAACCGTAGCTACTATTAGATTAAGTTTAGGAACTAACAATAAGCGATATAAGATTACTTGTAAAATAACTACAGTAGGTGCATTGCAGTATGAACGTTCTGTATTTTTACGTGTAAAGGAGAAGTAATATGGCATACGATTATCTAGGATTAGTTAATGATATAAATCGTAGGCTTAATGAAGTCGAATTAACTTCTTCTAACTTTACTGTTACTACAGGTTTTTATAGTTTCGCTAAAGATGCAGTAAACTCTGCTATTCGTCACATACAACAAGAAGAGTATGAATGGCCTTGGAATCACGTAGAAGAAACAGAAGTATTGCTTGCAGGTGAAACTCGCTATAGCTATCCTTATGATGCAAAAACAATTAACATGAATAGTTTTAGAATTAAACGTGATGATACCCTAGCAACAAATACTATTAAACTTAAAGTACTTAGCTATGAAGAATACCTTGACAAACATGTAGATACTGAGTATAACTCTAGTAGTACAGGAACTCCACGTTATATAGTACGTGCCCCTAGTCGAGAGTTGTTAGTAGTACCTACTCCTGATAAAGACTATGAGTTAATTTACGAGTATTATACAATGGGATTTGATCTTGAGTTACATTCTGATGTACCTAATCTTCCTGAACAGTATCGCTATGTTATAGTAGATGGTGCAATGTACTATGTATATCAATTTAGAGGTGATATGCAAGCATCGCAATTAGCTATGCAAAAATTTACACAGGGCATTAAGCATTTACGTAGTATAAATATAAATCGTACAGAGTATGTACGTGACTTGCGAGTACACTTTTAATGGCAACACAATGGCAGACATTTCCTATTGAGTTTAGAGGTGGTCTTATCTCTAATCTTACTGCACTACAGCAGGGTACTAATGCTGTAGGTTCTGCTACGTTACTACAAAACTTTGAGGTAAATAAAGAGGGTGGTTACTCTAAGTTAAAAGGATACTCAAAGTATAGTACAACACAAGTTGCAGGTAGCGGTACTATACTAGCACTTAAAGTTATTAGTTCAGGTCGTATCGTAACTGCACGTAAAAATAGTAACAATAAAACTGAATACTATTATGGTACTGGTACTACATGGGCTAGTCTAGGTGAAAGTGCACTTACTAATGGTAGTAAAGCCAAAAGTATTTTGTATAATTTAGATGGTGATGATAAAGTTATATTTGTAGATAGTAAAAACTTTCCTGCTATATACAATACATCAGGCAATACTTTTGACTTTTTTAAAAATGATAGTAGTGGGGATACGTATGACATTGGAACAAATGATCCACAAGGCGCTTCAGACGTAGCTATTTTTAAAAACACTGCCTTTTACGCTAAAGGAAATAATCTATACTTTACTGCTCCTTTTAGTACACATGATTTTAATGTAGCTAATGGTGCAGGAAGTATAAACGTAGCAAACGATATTACAGGGTTAGCAGTTTTTCGTGAACAACTTATTATATTTACTACTGATACAATTAAAAGACTTACTGGAAGTAGTTCCGCAGACTTTCAAGTATCGCCTATTACAGACCGTATTGGTTGTATCAACGGTGATACTATTCAGGAAGTTGGCGGTGATATTATGTATCTCGCCCCTGATGGTATAAGACTATTAAGTGCAACAGATCGTATTGGTGACTTTGGTTTGGATATTGCATCTGATTCCATAGTAAAAGATGCAACTAAATTTTTAGCGCAGTCTCCTAACTACTGTTCTGTTGTATTAAAAGAAAAAGCTCAGTATAGAATATTTTCATATATTGAATCTGAACAGCCAGAAGCTGCTAAAGGTTTAATAGCAACTAAATTTATATCTCAGGGTGCGGGTGGATTAGCGTGGTCTACTGTTAAGGGTATAAAAGCTTTTATTGCAGATAGCAGATACACATCTACATTAGAGACTTTAGCTTTTGCTAATAATGATGGTTATATTTATGTTATGGAAACAGGTTCTAACTTTGATGGTGCCTCTATAGAAGCTATTTACGAGTCGCCTTTTATGCCTATATCAGATCCACAAGTACGTAAGACATTTTACAAGATGACTTTGTATGCAGAGCCTACTGCAAATATGTCGTTAGATTTAAATATTAAATATGATTTTGCATCAGCTACAGACACAAAAGTAGTTCAGCCCTCTACGCAACAAATAGCTAGTACTGGTAGTGAGGTGTTTTTTTTGGGCGCATCATCTTCAGTATTTTACAAACTGGCTGTATGGAAAACTGCAACAGGATATACGCCCCCCACAAATGGACAAACAAATTTTTTAATACAAAAAGTAAAGTATGATGTAGGAACAGATGCATCAAGAATTGTAGTATATAAAAATGGCGCAATTCAATCTGGATATAGTGTCTCTACTGTATCAACTACTGAAACTATTAAAGCAGCAGTTGTATCTAATTTTAATAATACTGTTGTGACCGTATCCCCCGCTGTTACAGCTACAGCATATGATACTACAGTTGTTTTATCTAGTGGTGTTTTAACAACAGACACTATAGAAATTTACGTACTACCAGTTGGTGGTGATGTTTCTAATGCTAGTAAATTTGGTGGGGAATTAGATAAAGTTTATAATACCAATATTATTGGTTCTGGTAAGACTGTGGCAATAAGGCTAGAAGATTTTTCTACTAACCCTACCTTTACATTAGACACTGCCCTATTAGAATACAGCCAAGAAGATAGACAATAAGGAAAAAACATGGCAGGTTATACAAGACAAGACACCGCAAACAATATTGCTAATGGTAATGTTATTGATGCTGATGATTTTGACGCAGAATACAACGCTATTGAATCTGTGTTTAATGCTTCTACAGGGCATAAACATGATGGGAGTGCAGGTGAAGGTGCCCCTATCACAAAGGTAGGGCCAAGCCAAGATCTTATTGTATCACCCAGTACTGTTTTACCTAAGACGCCAAACACATTAGACTTAGGTTCTAATGCTGCAAAGTTTAAAGATGGTTACTTTGATGGTACTGTAGTAACAGATGATCTTACTGTGACAGCAGGTTCTACTCTATCAGGCAACGTTACTGTCGGTGGAACATTAGGGGTTACAGGTGCAACCACACTCTCTAGTACTGCAGCTATTACAGGTAACACTACAGTAGGTGGTACACTAGGTGTAACAGGTGCGTCTACATTAGATAGCGCTGCAGTTACCAATAATGCTACTGTAGGTGGTACTTTAGGTGTTACTGGAAATACTACTGTAGGTGGTACTTTAGGTGTTACTGGCGCATCAACATTAGATAGTGCTGCAGTTACAAACAACGCTACAGTAGGAGGTACATTAGGGGTCACAGGTAATAGTACTTTTAGTGGTACTCTTGGTATTACAAGTAACACTACAGTAGGTGGTGATCTAGACGTTACGGGTAACACTACACTAGGAGGTACTTTAGGTATTACTGGTGCTACTACTTTTTCTGGCGATGTAAATGTAGGTTCAGATACCATTGAAGAGTATGTTCAGGATACTGTAGGTGGTATGGTAGCAGGTAATACTGAAACTGGACTTTCTGTTACATATGATGATACCAACGGCAAATTAGATTTTGCATTAACTAAAGACCCTGTAATTACTTTAACAGGAGATGTCACTGGTACTGGTACTATGACAAATTTAGGAAATGTTAGTATTGATACTACTGTAGCTGCAAACAAAGTTGCTTTGGGTACAGATACTACAGGTAATTATGTAGCAGGTGTTACGGCGGGTACAGGTGTTTCTATATCAGGTACTGCTGGTGAAGGTTGGTCGCCTACTATTTCTATTGGTCAAGCTGTTGGTACTACATCTAATGTTACGTTTAATACAGTAACAGCAGATCTAACAGGTAACGCATCATCAGCATCTACTGCTGCAGCTTTAACGGGTGACGTTACAAGATCTGGTGATTTTACTGTAGATGCTTCTGGTAACATCGTGTTAGATGCTGACAATAATGGTGGTATTTCTAACTTTAAATTTAAAAATGGTACAGGCGGCGGCACTTTTAATATGGCGTTTGACAACAGTGAAAACATGGTATTTTCAGGTACACAAGGTTTTCGTATTTCAACTGGTCAAGATTTAACTTTAGATGCTAATGGCGGTCAAATTTATTTTCAATCTGGTAATGTTACAAGAGGTTTTTTAGATGTTCAAACTGCAGATACTTTAGATTTTCATGCAGGTTCTTCCGTTACAGAAACTTTAAAAATAACAACATCTGGCGTCAATGTAGTACAAGGGTTACGTGTTGGTGATACTACAGCCCCTACTGATAATGACATCTACGCTGTTGCGGATATTGAAGCAGGTACTGATGTTAAAGCAGGTGGAACTGTTAAACTCACAGCGGGTGCTTCAGACTGGTCATTTGAGGTAGATGGAAGTAACAACCTTATAATTAAGTATGGTACTAATATTCTGTTTAAACTTACTACTGCAGGTGCGCTTACTGTAGATGATAATGTAACCGCATATGGTAATCTGTAAATGAATACTTTAACGCCAGAGCAACTAGAAGCTATGCTAGATAGAGCCGCTAAGAAGGGTGCTAGGCAAGCTTTGTGTGACTTAGGGTTAGCTGATATGGATGCAGCTAATGATATTAAAGAGTTACGTGGTCTGTTAGACTCGTGGCGTGATACAAAGAAAAGTATATGGAAGACACTCGTACAATTAGGAACAGTTGCAGTACTAACCTTTATAGCTACTGCTGTGTGGATGCAAGTAGGAAAATAAATGATTGAAGTACTAGCACTTGCTGGCGCAGTCACTAAGATAGCAGGTGCGGTTAGTTCTGCAGTCAAAGCTGGTGGTGATGTAGCTGATCTACTACCCCACTTTGGTAGACTAGCAAAGCTTGACTCTGAAATACAACTTGCTGAAAAAGGTAAACACAAAGGCCCACTAGGTAGGTTGTCTTCATCTGAAGAAGAAGGGTTTGCAATAGCCCAAGCTAAGATGAAACACAAAGAAGCAATGGATGAATTGCGTTCAGCATGTCAGTTGTATGGACCACCAGGAATGTGGGATCTAGTAGTCAAGGAACAAGCTGCTGCTAGGCAACGTCACAAAGAGGCTTTAGAGAAACAGGCTGCTGCTAGAGATAAATTATTTTGGGGTTTATCCTTGACAGCAGGTGTACTAATATTTATAATAGGCTTAGGCGCTATGACTTGGGGATTAAACGAAGTAGTAAATGGATAATAAGGAAGTAACACAATGATGCAGTTTAAAGGATTTAAGCCAGAGGCAATGAATCGTATTGCGGGTTCTCTTGGGTATACAGGAGACATGAATAACTTTGATCAATACTTACAGAGTAATCCTAGTGCCTTGCAAAAGATGGACTCATACAGACAAGCAGCTATGGCTATGGCTAAAGGTGGTATGGTTAAAAAGTATAACGAAGGCGGTACTGCTACTGATGATGATGAAGTGGGTACAAATCCACCAGCAGAAGACAAGGGTAAAACTGTTGCAGAACTTACTACTGAAAAAGCTTTAGATCCTACGGGATCAATGCCAGAAGGTACTACAGTAGATGCTGTAAAAGTAGAAACATCAACAGATCAAGATGTAGGTGAAGATGCAGGGCAGGTTGGTGAAGCTACAACTGGAACAGTCTCTACCGTAGACACCGTATCTAAGGTTGACGCTGTAGATCCTAGAGATGCTGCTAAAGTAGACGCAGTTACTACTGAAGACAAAGTTGATGAGGCTGCAAAAGTTGATGTAGCTAAGGGTGAAGTCTCAGATAAAGCACAAGTAGAAGCTGCTCAAGAAACAGAAAGTGCTGTATCTGATTTAGAAGCGGAACAAGGTGAAGCTATTCTAATGGAAAATCCTGTACAGCGTGAGATACAGGACGGTGAACTTATATCAGGCGCAGCTAATGCACAAAAGGCTGCTAAGTTTACAGAAGAAATACAGGCTGCAACAGCTACACCTTCTGAGAAAGCTACTGTACAAGGACAGCTAGGAGAGCTAACAAAAGACTTTGATGCTAACAATCCTCCTGCATGGGCGGCGGGTGCGCTGCGAGGTGTTATGTCTAAGATGGCTTCTCGTGGTATATCTGCATCCAGCATGGCAGGTCAGGCTATGGTTCAAGCTGCAATGGAAAGCGCACTGCCTATTGCACAAGCTGATGCATCTACCTTCGCACAGTTTGAAGCTCAGAACTTATCTAACCGCCAGCAACGTGCTATGTTAGCAGCACAGCAACGTGCACAGTTTATTGGACAAGAGTTTGATCAGGCATTCCAAGCTCGTGTTATGAATGCAAGTAAAATATCTGACGTAGCTAACATGAACTTTACTGCAGAGCAGACTATTGCATTAGAGAATAGTCGCATTGCTAACACAATGAACTTAGCTAACTTAAATAATAAACAAGCTATGGTTATGGCTGAAGCTGCTGCGCTATCTAACTTAGATATGGCTAACCTTAGTAACCGTCAACAGGCTGCTGTGCAAAATGCACAGAACTTTATGACAATGGATATGGCTAACTTGTCTAATCAACAGGCTGCTAATATGTTCCAAGCTCAGTCTAGGGTACAGAGTATGTTTACTGATGCTGCCGCTGAAAATGCTGCTAATGCATTTAACGCTACATCAGAAAATCAAACTAATCAGTTCTATGATAATTTAAGTACACAAGTTAATCAGTTCAATTCAACCCAAGCTAACGCTATAGCACAGTATAATTCAGGCCAGAAGAATGCTATGTCTCAGTTTAATGCTAACGTACAAAATCAACGTGAGCAATTTAATGCTAACAACAGATTAGTAGTAGATCAGTTTAATGCTAACTGGCGTAGACAAATTGCTACTGTAGACAACGCTACTGTAAATAGAGTCAACGAATTAAACGCAAAGAATGCTTTAGACATATCTAACACTGCCTATAATAATATGTTTAGCTTCTATAGTGACACGATGAAGTGGGCATTCGATGCTTCTGAAAATGAAAAAGATAGAATAGCCAATATGACTATGGAAGAAATGCGTCAGAAAGGATATAAAGATCGTGCTGATGACGAAGCTAATGCGGGTTGGTGGGAAGCTGCTGGTGGTCTTGTAGGTAGTATCCTAACTGCAGATGCAAATTCTATTGTTGGTAGTTGGTTTTAAGTAAGGAGATATATTATGAATAATCATAGAACAGCGTACTTAAATGTACTACGTAAAGCACAAGCTAAAAAAGTAGCTACAGGAACTACATCAGAAAAAGGTGGGCTGTTACGTAGGTCAATGAAACCAGAAGAAACGGAGTCTACTAAAGAGCCTAGTGAAATGGTTGTTGAATATGTACGTGAAATTAACATGGCAAGAAAGGCACTAGCAGATGGATAAAGGTCCAAGCTTTGACGCACCCATAGGTGGACAAGGAATGGTAGCTGAGATGGGCAGTATGCCTTGGCAGCAACCCGCTAAGTATAATACAATAGATGAAGCGTTAGAGTTTTATTCTTCTCGTTTGTTAGAACCACAGTTTCAGGATCAACTGCTTGATGTTATGGAACTAGGTACGCCGCTTGCTGCGTTATCCAATTCAATTCAACTAGGTGGTGTAATGCAGGGGCTGCACACATTAGATGTTGGTATACTTATACAACCAGTCATACTAGAAATGCTTGCCTTTGTAGGCGATAAGAATGGTGTTAAATACGACATGGGATTACGTGATCCCGACATTGATCCTGATAAGTTTCCAGATTCCAAGATTGCTCTGGCAGTAAAACGTGCTAGAAAAAACATGAAGGAAGATGATGAGGTAGAGCAGGGTGAGGAAGAAAACGTAGAAGCTGTTGCTGAAGATGTAGTAGACAGCGTAAAAGGTTTAATGGCTAGGAGATAACAATGGCGTTTAATGCAGCTGCATTCATAGGGGGCTTTTCACAGGCCGTATCAGCACGTATACAAGAGAGCAATAAAGAAGCTGCACGTATACGTGAGGAAGAGCGTCTTGAGCAACGCATGATAGATAAAGAAGCACGTGCTGCAGCAAGGGCTGATGAAGCAGATAGACGAAAGCAAGAGCGTGAACTAGAGCTACTTACAGGGCAGTTAGCTTTATACTATAGCCCAGAGCAAACAACCAATATACTTAAGACTGGTAAGGCAGGAGCGCAGTTTGCTTTAAATAAAGCTGAAGGTTATAGCGCACAAGACTTAGACCCTAGAACAATGTATGAAGTACAGGACTATGAGTTAGAGCGTTCAGAGGTTTCCCCTGTTGCTACAAGCTTACGTACTGAGGATAAGGCGGGGCCAGCAGTTACGCAAGGAAGAGCTATTCCTTTTTCAGAAAAGTTTAAACCTTTACCTAAAACATTAACAACTAAGGCTAAAACATTTGAAGCTAGATTAGTTGAACTAGATTTTGCTATGTCACAAGCAGAAGATGCGGATGAAAAAGAAGCTCTTGAAAGTATGTACAAGAATACACACGAAAAATACCTAGAGTTTAAAAAGAAAAATGATTTAGGTGGAGATTATTTTAGTAAACAATCTTTAGATAGTATTGTTAATAATGCTGTTAAGAGTAAGTTTAGAGGCAAAGAGTTTGTAGAACTAACTCCTGAAGGTCTGATTAAATCTTTTCAGCGTGGTAATGAAGGCGATGTTGCAGCGCTATACCTAGACTCTTATTTAGCATTAGAGGCTCGCAGACAAGCAGAGCCTTGGAAAGATGACGAAGGTGCTAAGACTGCTATTAATGAAGTGCTTAAAGAATACACTAAGTATAAAGCAACTTTAGTTAATAGAGCGGAGACTGACTACATTACTCAGATTGCAGAATTAAATGCAGGTGATGCAGATGATCGAGTTTTAGCTGCTGAATTACAAGTTAATGGTACTGGTAATTTTAAACCTTTTACCAAATCTGATGGAACACCTCGTACCGTTTCTGATGTAAAGGTAGAAAAACGAAGCTATGATGCTAATACTGTTATACAATACGTTCACGATGGAAGAGTGTATAGCGCAGTAAAAACTTCATTTGGTAATTTACTTTGGGGTCATCAAGGTTAATGGAAGATATGTTTGCACCTAAGCTACCATCTTTTGATGGTGCAGAGGAACAAAGAGATGATGATCTTTTTGAGCCAAGCCCTGTTGTTGACTCTACTATTATAGAGGATAGTTTTGCACCCGCAATAGCTACAGTTGAGGAGGAAGCTCCTTTATATAAGGCTCCTGATAAAAGTATCTACGAAAAATACCAACAGCAGCAGCAGCAACAGGAAGTAACAGAAGAGCCAGAGGGATTAGACCCTCGTGTAGACGCTCTGATGAATAAAGACTTTGACTTTGCAGAAGAAAACATAGATAATATTTACGCTACAGCAGTAGCTAATTGGGAACGTGAGCGTGTATTAAAAGATGATAGATATTATAAAGTAGAAGTAGAAGATATTACTAATATACAATTAGGGGATGATGTAAGAAAACCTACACGTGAAGAAGTTTTACGTGATTATATGATAGAGCGTCAAGATCGTGCCTACATGGTAAACGAAATGATAAATAGTGACAACCCTATACGTAGTGAGTTAGCCACTACTCTAGTGGACCAAGGTTATTCACCCTTAACCATTACTTATATAATGGAAGGTGCTGCATGGTCGCCCTTTTTAGGCGCTGCTATGGGCATCGCTGACATTCCTGAAAATGTAGCGGCTGCAAGACAAGCATACGAAGATGAAGAGTATGGAGTTATGCTTGCTAATATGGGCATCACTGCAGTAGAATTATTTGCTACTATAACATCCACTAAACAACTAGCAGCACCTGTACTAAAAGGTCTTAAGAACAAGACTACAGGCGCTCGTACTATGGCAGAGATAGAGAAAAACTCTGCTTCTGTTACGGCTGCTAAACAAGCAGAAGCTAAAAAGGTAGCTGACGAAAACTCTGACATTGCAGATCAGCTTATTGACGAATACGAAGCCAGTATATCTGAGGCTACAGGTAAAGCTGTTGTAATTTCAAAGACAGTTAATGGTAAAAAGACACTAGACTTTAATGCAGCTAAAGCACATGGCCTTGAGGTTGCAGAAGATGTGAAGGCTATGCAGGACATACGTGCTGCTGACTTTGTAAGTGATAGGGTTACGGCTGAACGTAAATATAAAGTAACAGAAGAAAAAGCATTAACTGGTTTAACAGATGAAGCTGATGAATTAGTCAACCCATTACTTAAACCAGAAAAGTTTAATGCTATTGTAGCGGTAGCCTCTGAGTTTAAAAAGAAAAACCCTAAAGCATTCCGTAAAAATGAAACAATTATTGAGGGTCTGTTTAGACTGACTACAGATGTAGATAGTGGCTTTGCAGACAGTCAAGAGTTGGCTGATGTTCTGTCTAAGTACGGCCTGTCGTTTGATGACTACGTGCACATGGTTGTTTCTGGTGGATCAGAAGCTGGTAAAATACTTAATAAGCTATCGCAGATACGTAAGGCTGCATCACTAGATGATTTAACTAGAGCTAAAGAAAAGGTACAGGCTGACAAACAAAACAGGTTTGTAAAAGGTTGGCGTCGAATTGAAAACATTCGTCGTGGTGGCATGGTATCTATGGTTAAAACTGCGTTTCGTAACGCTGGATCTGCGGCTATACGTACTCCACTAGAAACACTTGAAAATGTTTTTGATAACATCTTACTAAATATGTCTGATCAGTTTCAAAAGAGAGGTGATATAGGCGTATTAAAGGCTGGCGCTAAAGCATTGGGTGCAGGTGGTAGAACACTAGCAAGCTGGGATAGTTATGCTGGTAGCACTCGAATGCTACAGAGAATGTATTTAAACCCTGTGCTGTCTAAAGAAGTTACAGACTTTGTACTTAAACGCCCTGAGTTTATGAAGCAGCACACTAATATGTTTGATCTAGTTAATGAGTATCAGACTGCTACAGGTAGAGGTAAAGGTGGTTTTATTGATAAGGGTTTATCTAAAGTAGAAGATGCAGTAACACTACTTAATACACCAAACAGAATACAAGAATTTACAATACGTAGGGCTGCGTTTATTGGTGAGCTAGAGCGTCTAGTAAAACGTGACTACGGTAAAGATCTGATGGAGCTTCTTAAAGAAGGAAAGATAGACGATCTTATTGCTAACAGTAGTAAGGTTAGACCTAAAGGTGCACCTGCCTTTGAGGAATTAATTGAAGACAGTACCAGAAGGGCGTTAGACATTACGTATGCAAGTCCACCTGAAGTACCTGTATTTAATAACATAAGTAACTTCTTAACTCGCAACGGTCTTACGGCAGTTACCACTCCTTTCCCACGCTTCATGTTTAAATCACTAGAACTTATGGGTCAGTATGGTGGTGGTGCCGCCAATCCTATGATTAAACGTGCCTTTAATATTGACGGTAAAAAGTTTGGTGATAAATTTGACCGTAAAGACAGGCAGAATATAGCACGTAACTTAACTGGTGGTTTAGGCATACTAGCAGCAATGCAATACAGAAATTCTGATGACGCACCTGCTGACTATAAAGAGATACAAACAGAAGAGGGCACAGTCTGGGATGCTACTTCCTTTTTCCCTATGCGTCAGGCGCTATGGATAGCTGAAGGTGCACGTAGATTGAGTGAAGGTACTTTTGGATCTTGGTTTGACGTAAAGGATGTGCAAGAAACTTTCTTGGGTACTGCTGCAAGAACAGGAGTTGCAAACATTTACGTAGAAGAAATACGTAACATCATTGCAAGTGAGAAAGACTTAGTGTCTAGCGAGTCTGCTAAGAAGCTTGTATCAAGAGGCGTTGCAGATTACTTACGTACATGGGCTATACCTCTCACACAAATACCTGAGTTACAGAGGGCTACAGGATACAGACCTGCGTGGTACGCAGATCAAGCTGATGATAGAGCCACACTAACAGAAAGTTATTTAGATGCTTCTTTAGAGGAAACCTCTAGGTCATTTAGACAGGCTGGGTTGACTAATGTATTTACGCCATCAAAAGAATTTGAAAGAGAAGAGCGTGTAGATATATTTCAACCTGATAAAGAACGTAAGGCTATGGGCTTGGGTCTTGTCGCAGGTATTACGCAGTATTCAATGGACACCCCATCAGGAGAATACCTTAAAGACAAGGGCTTCAATGATTGGGAAATGGGTAGCAAATCTAAAATACCATCACGTAAGCGTATTGAGAATGCATACATGCAAGAAGCAGTACCTGCACTTGTAGACATGTCAAAGTCTTATGAAACAGCGTTGCGTAAAGAGTACTTAAACAGTACAGATCCTGACATGCGAGCCGTAAGAGAGTCTGAAAGTGTAGATAAGTTTGTAAACAAGCGTATTGTTCCTTACCTCAAGGCACAGAAGAATAAGTTCTTAGAAGCAGCTAAAAAAGTTAGTAACGCTAGAACTGATCCGCTACTACTAGCACATGAGAAGTTTCGTAAGCTTGATAAGGATACACGTAAGCTTGCTATGAGTGAGTGGATGCGCCAGAATGGTGAGCCGCCTGAGATGTCAGACGCAAGTGAAGTCGAGGCTCTGATAGAGCTAGGAAGGATCTACAAAGGCGTACTTAGTAAATAAAAGAGGGGGCGATTAAGCCCCCTTTAGTTTATCGTGTGTCACCACTGCCGCCTAGAGTTCCAGATTGTTTTCGTTGCCCTAGTTTCTTTTCGTTCTGCCCTGCTATCATACCTAATGACAAGTTCAGATCAGTAGCTAATGCAGCGCAGTACCAAAGTACATCACCAATCTCACTGGCTATGTCTTCTCGCCATGTATCAGGACGCTTTTCAGGTCCATCACGTATAAGCTTCTTTACTTTGTTGGCTACTTCACCTGCCTCACCAGCTAACCCTAATGCAGGGTAGAGGATGCGATGCTCCTCTGGGTAGATGGCAGTTGTACTTGCATTACGCTGATACGAATTAAAGTCAGACATGTTGTACTTCTCCTGTAGAAATTTGTTCGCTTCTTCTTTTAGATTCATATTCCTTCTGCCGTTTCAATGTTTCAAAATAGGATTTGCTAAACCCTCTCTCCCATTCCCTGTACTGCATTGTGTCTTTATGGAATGGGTTAGTGACACGCCCTGCTCTGAAGTCTTGTGACCCCTGATTGTACTGGACACGCAATGGTGCATCGTGCTTCCCTAATCCACGTTGCTTTCTCATGTTTTTATTGTTGCCCATTATACTCTCCTTATGCTGCTTCTTTTAGTACATCTATAGGCTTAAGATCACCTATCTTCATTTCGTAGTTATCTCTACGATATTCGATTTCTCTAGTACCTGCGTAGAACTTTTCACCCTTACGCTTTAGTACACTATCCTTTACGAACCCGTCACGTTCATATGTACCACACACCCACACCTTAGACAAGTCTTTCTTTACATTTGTAAACACAAAGTAATCGCAGCCTTGTTTTTCAGAGTACTTAAAGATCGTAGCTGCATACTCAGGTTTAGGTTTGTAGTTGGTACTCTTAGCTTTTACGTCTATCTTCTTACCGTTGAGAAGGATGTCATAATCGTATGTATTATGGATCTCCCCACCCAACAGAGAATGCACTGCCAGTTCTCCTAGAAAGCCAGAAAGATTGCGCCCACCGTTCATCATTGAACCTTTGAGTTGGCCCATCTCTCTGGCTTTTTTTGTTGCTTCAATAATCATTTCTTCTGTAACTGGTACTTCAATAATCATTTTAAATACTCCTTGAGTTCTGTGTACCCACCAATATGCTTTCCATTACTGTCAAATATCTGGGGTACAGTTTTTATGTTTGCTTGTTTTAAAAGATGCAACAACCACTTGCTGCTGGGGGATTGTACGTTGTACTCCACGTAACCAATGCGATCTACATTTAACAACTCCTTAGCCTTGTCACAAAAAATGCATTCGTTACGTGAAATTACAGTGTACATTATTTTTTACTATCCTTTTTTGTTTCTTCTTTCGTTTCTTCTTTAGGTAAAAGAAGGGGTGCTAGGGCACTCTGACGTTGCTTTAAGCAATGTGTCAAAAACTCTAGCCTAGCCAGTTCAGATGCTATCTGCTGCACCTCTTGAAAGATTTTAACTTGATCTTCATCGAAGTCATCAGTGTAAACATCCACACCATCTATATTTAATTTAGCCATAGTATATCTCCTTTTATGTTATGTCTACTATTTCACATGCATCACCAGTACAAGCCATAGTTTGCATTGCAGCGGTGTTATCGTCTTTCTCGTACTCAGACAGCCCAGCCCAATCAATCTTCTTAGGCATAGACTTTAGTAGCACACTATATGCGTCCTTGTCTACATCTTGGTAGGGTGCCTGTTGATATGTATGATCTGAGTGTGGCAAGAAAGACACACCTGACATTTCATCAAAGTGTTTGTACACAAATGCACCCACTTCCATCCACTCGTCATCACGAACTGAGATAGTTACGCTTGGTTTATGTTCACACCAGTGCCGTTGATACATTAACCAAGTCTCTAGCTGCTCAATCGCTGTCATATCATTGCGAGTGATTGACTTGCGAGGTGACTTGACAGGGAAACTAAACACAGTAGTCGTGTCTCCCTTCATAACACATGGCTCATTAGGGATGCCTTGATCCTTCATAAACTGTGTCAATGGATCTTTGTTATCACCACGAACAGTACGGATATAATAGGCACTATGGCGAGCATGTATCCCAGAGGCTGAATCCACCAGTTGCGAGACTGTGCCTGATGGTTTGACGCATGTAATTGCAGTGCTATGAGGTATACCAAGAGTGTCAGCAAGTTCAGCGTTAGTATTGACAGCAACTCCACGAAGATGTGCAAGGGTCTTCTCCAATCCTTTGTTTTCTGATGTAGTAAGAGGGTTGTCCATTATTCCTGTAAGCGACACACCCAGCAAACGCTCCTCTTCTGTGTTCTTGCTCCACACCTTACGCAAGTATGGAAAGTTTGTGAGAGATGATTGGATTGTTCCAAGGATCGTTGCGATACGAACCTTTCTTTCCAGATCCGCAAGAGTATCTGTGGCACGAATGACAACCTCTGTAAGGTTACAGAACTGATACGGCCTAAGTATAATCTCACTACAAGGGTTAGTTCCAAACTCGTAGTTAGGATCACGCCTTTTATATTTCTTAGCTTGATTTTTACTTGCTTGTCTATTGAATACACCACGCTCTCCTGATTTACTTTCTACTAATGCTTGCCACTCACGCATGAATGTTTCCATGTCAGGCTTCTCTGTATAACTAACTGAGTTGTTTGCTAACGCTCGCCAAGCTGCAGTCTCCCACCACTGGCCTGACTTAGCGTGACGCATACGATCATCAGATAGGTTAGATAAACTAATCATAGCTGAACGGCGTACACCACCAACCACAACGATCTGACCAATAAAGCACATAAGATCATGGCACTCGATGCTTGTAAGCTTACGGCCCTGTGCATTCTTAAACGTTGTGATAGCGAAGTTAAATAGTTCAACTAACGGCGCTGGACCACTGGCTCTGCCGCCAAATATTTTTAGTCTAGCACCAGCAGGACGAACGCGAGATACATCCCACTTAGGAATCTCACCAGCCCAGAGGAGAGCAAGAACTTGACGGAACGCTTTAGCCCAACCTTCCTTACTGTCTTTGACAACGACTGTAGTATCACTATAGAAGAGTTGCGGAATCTCAGGGAGCTTACTGACGTACTGACGCTCCACACTGAACCCGACACCAGTGCCACACAAGAGGATGTACATAGCCTCATCGAAGGACTTAGGGTCATCTACGGGTAGATAGCTACAGTTGTAGCCAGCAGTGTTATCTCTGTCGAGGGCTGGCCCTGCTGTCATCATAGCTCGCATAGAAGGTGCTACCTCTAAGCCTAAAATAGCTTGCTCACATTCTAACGCAAGGTTATGTAAGCTGTCAGGTAGCACACGTCTTACTACGTTGTCGATGTATCTGCCTACAGTTTCATCCCATGTCTCACGCCTTCCTGCATCCTGTATCCACCTAGCATAGCGGGATTTGTGGATGAACGACTGGTAGTCGGTTGGTAAATAGTTATTCATATTATCATTACTCCATAAATAGTTTCAAATGTTTTACGTTTAGGCCATCAATATCATATATGTATTCAAGAATCAATGCCCTAATTTCTTCTTCAATATTCCCGTCAGATGGTACAGGGTAATCGTCCTCATCAAGTTCAAGTGTAAGAAATGTTTTGATTATCATTTCCTACTGTCCACTTCCTCAATCAAACGCTCTATGTACCACTTAGCTTTTTGTAGATCCTCTATTCCGTTCTTGTAGTTCCAACGCCACAGATACTTGAAGCTATTCTGCCAACAGTATGCTTCGTGTGCTGTTACATCAGCGTCCTCTACCATAGCTGCCATAGCGTCAATGCATTCTATGTTAGAGGTATTGTAATGTGGTGGCTTGTTTACTACGTCAACCATCTGTGTCTCCTTTGCTATTAAATAATACAGATATTACATTATCTGAAACTCCTGCAACCTCAATGGCTGGCTTTTCCTTTTCTTCCTCTAGTGCATCATCAATGGTTCGCTCTACCTCATTCTCTAGTAACCTACGTACCGCTGAGTCTTCTTCCATTACAGGAAGTGACGCACACATCATATGAGACAGCTTCATTAGTTGTGCATGGTCAAAGTCTGATAACACATTGTCATCTGTAGTGCAAGTGCCTACCATTATTTCTCCTGTCCACTCACCTTTTTTATTTAAGAAGGGGCTTAGTCGTATGATGTAATCGTTCTGATCAAAGTCCATAAATATTTTTTCACCGCTCATGTTATCTCCTTTTTATTTTCTTTAGAGGGAACTGTATCAAGGGTGGATGTTTATCCTTACCCTTTTCGTGCAGCCATTCCTCTGGAATAATGCGATCATGGTACAGGAATTTATTCTTCTCGCACCACTGTCCATACGTAGTCTTAGCACCCTTACTTAGTTTAGCTCTGCTACTGGTAAATACGAAACGTATATCCAACTTAGGATGTTGCTTCTGTATCATTAAATGTTTGCGCCTATCGTCTGCTGTAAACCTGCCTTTAGTTTCAATGATAATACCATTCTTTAAAATAAAGTCAGGAGTATAGGTGCGGTACATGAGGTCTTCCCACTCTATCTTAATAGCTTCGTACTTGAAGGGATGTCCAAGTTCGTTAAGATAGTCTTTGTTTCTTACCTCAAGACCACTCCTATACCCATGTTTTAGGGCAGCAGAGTATTGCTTACCCCGCATTTAGATACGCCACAACCCATTCCAAGGACTAGGCAAACTACTTACAGTAGATACACCTAATGACCGTAGCTCTTGTCGCACCGCATCGTCTGCAGCCTTACGTGCTTCCATAGCTGAACGTAGTCCTGCATACCTAGCTTCGTGTAGCTGCTTCTTACGCTCCGCAAGATCCTTTTCCATAGCAGTAATCTGATCCTGCATCTCTTTAATTTCGTCATCACCTAACATATGTTTCTCCTTTAATCTATGTACGCAACTGTAGGTTTGTTCTTAGCCTGTGACACTCGTGATTCAGTCTCTGTCAACCCTTCAAAGCAACTGAACCTGTAGTCACAGAACTTACAGCTATCATTGAGAATGGTATTACCCGTTGCCTTCCCCCTGAATGTTTCAGGTACAGGGCTGAAGCAACGTTTAAACTCATTACTCTCGACAGTATCGACTGTCTTATTTAATGTAGTGATTTCTTCTTCCATGTCAAGGGTATCAGCAGGAACATATTTAATATTTCCATTAGCTTTATTTACTACCCACCAGCCACCAGCCTTAGTGCCTGATGCCTTAGCGTAGCCAGCTAACTGTCCTACATATCCAAATGGATCACTGTTCTTTAGTGTATCAAAAGACTCGAACTTGTTTCTGTAACTCCAATCAGAGGCAGACTTAACATCGTCTACGGCACCGTCTATAATTAGATCATACGTACCATTTACTTTTGTCTTGTCTAACTCAAGCGTCACATGTTCTGCATCACGATATGATACACCTGCTTCTTTTAATATGCCCTTGAAAGCAGCCTCAACTATATCTCCTAGTAACATGTTCATTACAAATGTGGTTGGCTTGGGCAACGCAGTCTCTGGCTTGTTCTTCTCAAACCAAAGCTGACAGGTTGGCCTACCTATGTTAGACATACGTAAGCGAAACCCGTCACGCTTATTGCCCCCACCAAACTGTTTACGCATTGCTTCCATAACTTCTGCGCCTACTTGTTGGATGGTTTCCTCTGACATAGAGGACTCACCCTTAGTCGCATTGACCAAGTAAGAATGAATAGACAGTTCAGCAGGATGGTTCATTACACGAACTCGTCAGCGTCGATGTCAACGAAAGAGTCAACAAGATCTTCATCAACGTCATCATTCTTATGCTTGTTTTCATCCCAAGCACCTAAGATGTACTCGTTATAGTTTGCGATCCAAGCTAGAAAGTTAGCCAACGTTTCTTGTGATTCACTATCTGAAATGTCGATAGTCTTTGAAGCATCTAACTGCACTTTAGGAAGGTAAAAGCAATTACCGTTAGGTAGCTCACGCTTCTCTGTCGTAGCAATGAAGTTGTGCTGCGGTGGTAGGTGCCGCATTTTTGAGAGTTGAGTAAAGATGCCGCCAACTGTTTTGAAGGCGTCACGATTCTCAATCTCCCAGATGAATGGGCTAGGCGCAAGTGTTACGCTGTTACCATCTTCATCTACAGGATCTACAAGCTCTACTGTACCAAGCAGAACACGCGCTCGTTTGATAGAACGAATAAGATCCTTCATCGTGTCAGGCAACGCAGCGAAGTCTTCAATCCAACCAGAGGGTTTACCACAGTTGAAGCCGCCATCGTTGTCCTTCATGTCACTGTTAAGGTCATTAGCCATAACAGTTTTGACATAACGATTAGGTGAGTTATCAGTGCCCATGATGAAACGCTTGTACATAAAGCGCTGCAAGAATGGACGAATGATTGCACTAGTAGCATAGTAGGTCTGATCTTCTGGTACTTCTAGTTTGTATGTACCACCATCGACTACCTCAACCTTTACCATCTTATCTTTTACTTCCATCTCACCCATCAATGGGTTGTGGTGGATACGCAAACGTGGAAGGTTGCTAGACTTCTTCTTCTCAGAGGAAGGCATAGCGGTTGACATACCCATCTGCTGGGCCATTGCTGCATAGTTATCTGTTGCTGTTGTTACTTGTGTCATGTTTATATTCTCCTATATTTCATTTAAGACAGACGGTGGTTATATCACAGTACGTCTTTTGTGTCAAGCCAATTTGGCCCTATCTTTGCTTCTAATAATAAGGGTACGTTAAAGTCTATACCCCACTTAACATTTACCAGTTCTGCTAACCTGTCGTTGGCAGAGTTGATAATGCGTAGTACTTTGTCCTCTTCGTCTGGGTGTACATCTATCACTAAGGAATCGTGTACAGAGTTTACGACACATGATTGCATCTTGTTAGCTGTAAGCATCTTGTCTACATATATCAGAGATATAGGTACGATGTCAGCGGTTGCGAACGATTGCACAGGATAATTTTTAATCTGTGTGAAAAATGTCACACCCCCATGCTTACGTCTGGTTACATCTGGGAATGCGAACTCACGTCCAGATGGTGTAGTGATCTTGCCTGTGTTGAGTGCCTCTTTGGCTAGAGCCTGATGCCACATACCAATACCTGAGTACTTAGTAGTGAACTGGTTGTAGTATGCAGCCTCTGCCTTAGACCTACCAAAGCCACTTGCACCATACAAGGGTGCGAATGTGTGAGCCTTGGCTTCCTGTCTGGTCATAGGCTGACCCGCCTCACTGATAACCTTGGCGGTGTAGCTATGAACGTCGAAGCCCGTAGACACTTCTTTGATAGCTGTAGCGTCTTGCGCTAGGAATGCAGCGACACGAAACTCAAGCTGGGCCATGTCAGCTTCAATAACTTTACCGCCTTCCCAACGTGATATGAATACACGTTTGACTGGGAACGTACCACCACGTGGCATGTTCTGCATGTTAGGATTGCGACCTGACAACCGACCAGTAGAGGTGCGGTGCTGTTGCAAGTTCACGTGCAGCATACCGTTAGACTTAGTGAAGTCTTCGATACCACCAACAAAACTCTTAAGGTAAGTCTCGACAGCAGATAGTCTGCGTACATTCTGTAAGAAACGTTCCGCATCCTTCATGCCCTTAGACCTAGCTACACTCTCAAGGTGTACGAGATTGTCTTTACTGGTGCCCCAGCCAGCGTTGCTGATCCACTTAGCTGTAGGTGCAACGAACCTCAGTCCAGCAACAGCGTTGGTATCAGTGTATACAAAGCCAGTAGCGTCACAGTTATTACATCTATTAGTTCTAGCGAATGGAGTTCCATCTTTCTTTACCTTTCGTATCTGACCAGTACCATAGCAGTCTCTGCATTGATGTGCCTTCTGCTTGAATAGTTTCTCTGAGTGTTGCGTAACAGTAGATCTGTACTCAGAGTCAGGCATACGCTCGTCAAACAGGTCAGACCAAACCTTCTTGTCGTATGGCTTGCGGCTGTATATAACCATAGACAACTGCTCTGTGCTGTTGACGTTGATAGGTCTGTCACCCATTAGATCACTGGCCTGTTCTTCTAAGGCAAACAGTAGCTCATTACGCTCACGTTCAAAGTCATCCTTAACTCTGTACAACTCTTCCATGTCAACCTTGAAGCCCCGCTGATAGATACGGGCAAGGTGAACAACAAGTTGCTGCGTTAGCTTGAGTGTAGGTATAAGACCTTTGGACTCTTCATAACGTGCGCCCTGATTCTGATACAACTGGTACGTAGCCTGTAGGTCAGAGATTAGGTATGAAGATAGTTCGTCATGTGGCATCTCACGTACTGACTTACCATCCTTGAGCCATGCCTTGAGGCTGTCCTGCTTCTGTGTCTCAAGCTCATGGCGTTCAGCACATGCCTCAAGTGACAGAGGTTCTTTCTGTCCACGCTGCAATACATACTCACCCAGCATGGTGTCGTAAACAGGCCCATCATATGTGAAGCCTGATTCCCACAACCATACTAGATCGTGTGTAGCATTGTGAGCAATGAGCAGTGTAGTAAGGTCAAGCGTGTCTTGTACCATCTTATGCCCATCAGGGGTAGGCTCTACATCTGCATGATCAAATGTAATCACATCTGTAGTGCCATCAGTACCTAACATACCCACCATAACCAAAGAGTTCTCTGGTTCAAATGGATCTAGGTGTAGTTTCTTGTTTCGTTTTACTGTTGTGTTTTCTACGTCGAGGGTCAGTATCATATTATCTCCTAAGCTATATTGCCATCATGCCATGTATCCCAATCATCTTCTATTCCATTCTTGTATACCTTGTCAAGATGCTCGTGAAACTTTTTATCTTCTGCAAAAGTATCTATGGCATTTATGCACTCCTCTAGTGTAAGTTTGTTACGTACCATTGCATTGTGTAAACGTATCTCACATATTGATTTTGCTGTAGTCATATTACTAAGTCTCCTCTCAGTTGCACGTTCTCTTTCTTCTTGTGTCATAGGTCTAATCATATTACTCTTCCTTTAAGCAGAAGCCACACATGTCACTCAGCGCTGGGCCACCGCAGCTTACACAGGTCTGCCACTGCTCACCTTCCAGACCTTTTTTTATTAACTCAACAAACCCTGCGTTAAAGATAGCTGCGAATATCTTAGGGTCACACTCTACTTGTAGTGTAGCACTGCCATCCTCGTGTTCTTCTATGTCTGTTACTTTTATTTCATTCATCATTCGTTCTCCCTCAATGCCATCCACGACACAGGAAATAGTTTAAACATCTCTGTGTCAATGTGCCCAGCTACAATTTGTGTCTCATACTGGGTGTCAGGCTTACAGCGTAGGTTACACATGTCAGCAAATGCATCCAAGCTACCTGACCAGTACCACTCAGTGACCATGCTCTGTGGCAGCACCATACGGGCTTGTTCAGGACATACCCCTACGTCTAGTAGGAACTCATACTCAGTCATTGCAATTTCATTAAAGCCGTTGTCAGATACAGTTACGTTACCTGCACTACCTTGCTTCTTATCAGCGCTACGTCCACGCCATACAGTTGGTGTGTAAAACTCAGGCTCATCGTCCACGTATCTCCTACTTATTTCATTCCAACGTAGGAACTTATGTTTAACTAATTGCCTAGCGACAAACACTGGTGCTTTAACGTGGAAGGATGCGAAGCAATGCCCAAAGGGGCTGATGTGTTTGTGCTTAGCTAAGTAACGTATGAGCTTTGCATCTTTGTCTTTCAGCTTAGGTGGCCCCCATACGTCACTCGTATCCATCTCGCTACGCTTACCAAAACTTACTCTTGCCGCATTAGCCACAGATAAATCTGTACCCATGTGATCTACATAAAATGTTTGTATCATACTGCACTCCTCTCATATAAATAAATGTCTTGTTTTTCTGCCCACTCTTTCCACGTTTCATATCTCAAAGGATATTCATTATACGCATCATATATATTATCGTGCAGATACTTCATAGCTTTTTCAGGCGTTTCAAAAAAAGTATAGTCATGCTTTTCGACATCGCCGTACTCTGGTTCCCACGCATCATAAGGCATAACTAATATATATTTCATTAACGAATCTCTCATGCTACGTACCTTCCTATCTTGTATTCCAGATCAGTGTGTACAATCCCATGCCACCCTGACAATTTGTTCTTTACCACATTGATGTGGCGTTGGTTATCTTCTTCCTCTTGCCCCTCAACTGTAGGGTTCTTAGAAATCATCAACATCAGGTCAGCTTCCGCTGCCTTACCTGTACGTGAGCCTTCCATCATAGCTTGGTTGAGTACAACCTTACCCTCTGCATCAGCAGATAGCTGCGACATGTAGAACATAGCGCACTCTTGTTGCTTGGCGATCTGCCTTGCATGAATAGCGTTAGCTTTGAGTGCTTCGTCAGGACGTGAGAAGCCAGCAGTGCGAGCAAACTTGTCACCCATGTCTAGTATAACTATGTCAGGTTTGTATGACTTGCACACAGACTCGACCCAGTTCATGTCGCGTCCTGTTGCATCCTTGAACATCAACTGTGGACGTATCTTGTTGAACATAGCTAGAGCCTTGTCTCTGTTCTTAGCTACCTCATACTTGTCCATACCAGTACACGCTGTAATGTAGCGGTGTACTACACGATGATAGCCTTCTTCATTGCACATGATAACGACACGTGCACCCTGTTCGCAGAAGCCATTAGGCCCAGCTACAAGTGAGGCGTGGAAGGATGTCTTACCTGTGTTAGGACGGGCACCTACCTCTACTAAGTGACCAGCGTTGATGCCCTCAACCTTACGTGTAAGGGTTGGGATGTTGAATGTCCAACGTGTCTCAAGGTCATTGAGTGCAAGGATAGTGTCAAGGTCAATGTCTTCCCACTCCACCTTGAGGTTAGGTGTGAAGTCATCGCCGTATTGCTCAAGCATAAGCCGCAATGGCTCCAACGTAGACTTGCTACCGTTGACGTAATCAAAACCAAGGTTGGCAATGTCCTCACCAATTACCTGTTGGAATAGTTTAGATAACACCTCTTGTGCTACGTCACTGCCCATAGGTACTTCTTTGGCTACCTTGTAGAACAAGGCAGAGTACGCCTGTTTCTGTGCTGTAGTAAGCGTAGGGTTGTTAGCCATAAACAAGGCTTCAATCTCAGCAGGGGTGATGCTACGCTCGTAGGTTATCATAGCCTTATCAATAGACTGCTTGATCTTCTGAACGTCTTTACTGAACAGGCGATCAGGACAACGTGCACCACGATGCTCGTCGTAAAATTCCTTGTCCATAAGACTGCGGATGAGTGATAGTTCCATTATACATTATCTCCTAGTGTTGTCAGACTTAGTATGTCTGTGGGGTCACGATACTTTAGATCGTCATTGATACGTAAAACTTTTATCGTGGATACGTAGCCACGTAATTCTCTTGCAAATTGCAGTGTCTTAGGTAGTGCGTCAGGGTCAAGCGCAATAATAATAGTTGAGAACTGCGACAAGTACGTTTTGTGTGCGTCAGTTAGTGATGTACCCAACACTGCCACCCCGACAAATACATCACTACCAATAGCCGCTGCACTTACGCAGTCCTCAACCACTACAGCCGTTTTACCACATCCATGAGCGTAGGGCAATCTGTTTTTTCCATAGCGTTTCCACTTAGGAAGGCGGTTGCCTAACGCTCTGCCTGTGGCATCGACCATTACTCCATCGTGTATAACAGGAAACACTACACGATGTTCTTTTACGTCATACATAAGACCCAATATCTTGGGGTCAAGATCCCATTTGTCACAGAAGTCACGTATCTTGAAGTGATCCCGCACCAAATAGTCTGGCTTGGAAAAAGATACAGCGTGTGTCTCTTCTGCAACAGCACCTAAGCTCTTACGTATGTCATCAGCAGATAGCTGAGTACGAGTACCACCTGATGTACCGCACCCAGCCTTGTAACAGTTCCAAATAATAGATCCCATATTGTTAGTGATCGTAAACGTATTACGCCCATTACATTTAGGACATGTCATACGTTTAGTTTCACCATTAGATAGTGATATAGTATTTAGTATACTGTTAATATTCATTGTATAATCTTTCTATGTTGCTCACTTAGTTCGATTATATAAGTGATTCGTTTCGTTGTGTCAATGCATTATTTGCACTGACGTAAGTATGTTTCACGTATGGTTTCACAGAAGACACATGATTGTGCCCTGTCACTGCCATAACTTGGGGCAATGGTACACCTGCCTCAACCATCTGTGTTACACCAGTCCTACGCAAGTCCATAAGACGTAGCTCTTCTGGTAGTTCAGCTAACCGCATGACCCTTCTACCCACTTTGGATAGTCGTTCCATAGCATAAGGTTTATATACCCTACCCATAGGTCTAGGATGGGGTACTACGAAATGGGTAAGCGTCTGGTACATAGCCTGTTGCTCCTTCAACATATCACACAGATCATCTGATATTGGTAGTGACACATCAGATCTACGCTTACTCTGCTCAAGGTTAAGCCTCTTACCTTCAAGGTCTAGGCTATGCCACTGTAGCATACGCATGTCACCTAGTCGCTGACACCACTCGTATGCCATCTGAACAATCAGACCCACACTCCTGTACTCAAAGTCACTGTAAGCAACCTCAAGAAATCTAACCACATTGTCGTGTGTCCATACCACCTTACGTTGAGGTGGAGACTTACGCTTGATGTTAGCCCAAGGATTGTACGCAGTATGCTCCATCTGTATCGCATAGTTGTACACCCTACTTGCACAGGTTGCCGCATGGTTGGCAAAACTGACGCCGCGTTTGACCCATTCCTCATATGCTCTCTTTGCAACCTTAGCGGTAACGTGTTCAAACTTACGACCACCCATTGTCTGGTGTAGTATGGTAAGAAAGTACCTGTAATCTACCTTAGTAGAGTCACGTAACATATTGAAATCGTTAGACCTGTAGTAAAAGTTAATAAGATCTGTGACCTTGCTGTTCGACTTGATGTGCCCAACCTTAAGTTGTTCTTCACGCCACACATCAATAGCCTTGTTGTGCTTACGAACAATCTGTCGCACCTGTTTTAGGTCACTCCCATACTCCTCTCGTTTGACTAGACCCTCATCGACTAGCATCTGAGGTGGGTTGAAGCGGTATGAGATCACCCCAGAGGGTGATACTCTTTCTTGTACATAGCGTGGAAGTTTAGGCAATTACGCAGCCTCCAACTGAATGAAACGATCATCAGATACCAACTTAGATACCTCTTGCTCACGTGACCACATGCTTACAGCTTGTGTGTCGTTGCCTGTGTTACGCAAGTTGAAACCGTTACGTTCATCAGCATACGAGGCATAGTTGGTAAAGGCAGAATACAGTGCCCACTTGTTATGCCCACGCTGTGAAGCCTCTTGCATATACAAGCTGTACATCTTCTCAGCTTTACGGCTAGATGAAATCATGCTGTCAAGCAGTGAGCTTACATCTACATACGTGAGGTCAGTTTGTGCCCACACTTGCATCTTGCTGGCTTCTTCGTAGAAGTCCTTACGTGCACGTGTCAGTTCATAGATAAAACTTTCCATAGTAAAGTTAGATGTGTTCTTCTTACGCACTTTGTCATACTCTCCTCTAATCATACCATTGGTACAAAAGAAATCAATGGCACCAAAGTACACCTGATTGCTGCATGATCCATCAATACCATGTAATGATATAATACGATTGCCAATCTCTGTGCTGTGTTTGTCTGTCTCAATGACAGTCTTCATGTTGGGCAGGGTGATGTCAAGCATAGCCCATGCACCATTACGTGCGGTACGCCAGTTCATTTTTGCATCCTTTACTTCATCAAAGGATAGTTCCTCAGTCACTGTGTCAAGGACACCACGATAGAAGTCACCATGTGATGCACAAGTAAACGTGCTACCTACTACACCAAGATACTCACCTGATGTAGCATTGATGACATACTTCTTGTCCTTTACTTTGGTAGGTTCAAACTCAACCTCAAAGTCCATGTACTCAGGGATGATGTCGTTGTTAATAATATCAAAAGCCATACTATTTTCTCCTTATGTTTAGTATGCGGCAACTGTGCCATAGTTATGTAGGGGATACTACCCCTATACTAGTAACGATAAGCTATTTGTAGAACAGGTGTGACCCATAAGTCACAGTGTACTTTAGTTTGTCAGCCCAATATGGGCGTACATAGTTCGCATGGTAATGGGTTGCACCTAGTGTGATGTCAGTCACGTCACCCTGCATTACGTCTGCTGCTACCATCTGGGCATAGGCCCATGCATACGGCTCACGTGGCCTGTCAGATTTACCATCGCAGTACCAACTGAACTGGCACGTGCCATCATTACGTGACTGCTTGACCACAGAGCATACATCGTCTGGGAACTTGTCACTCTGTACACGATTGATGACTACATGCGCTACGGCATACTGCCCCGTCATGGTATCACTACGTGCCTCAAAGTATACGTTGAGTGCAAGGCACATCAATGCTGCTTCAATCATCTTCTGTCTCCATACTCATAAACATTTCAACGCACACTTCACATAGATCACCACACTCAGTGCCGCTATTCCATTCTGTGTAGTGCAGTTCTTCTTCTTCATCACCACAGTTTTCACACGTCTTTAGTCTCCTCATGTTTTCTCCTTTGGTTTAGGTAAAGGTGTGCTTGACCAATCATCACAGGGGTCATCCGTTGGCACTGGATTCTTCTCCTGATGTGTAGACTGATATATAGATACGTGTTCCATCGCCATCGCTTTCACTATCTGAGATGAGGCGTACTTCATTACCTGCATCTGCATATTGCCTTAGCTTCTGGATGCTAATGCGTCTATCACCTCGCTTACCGCTGCGATAGAATGTAATCTTAGCTTCTTCACCGTCAATGTATTCACCCATAACAGTAAACTTGTTACGTTCCCACTTATCTTTCTCAGCGTTGAAGTACGCTTCAGTGAAAAATTTATCTGTATAGTCCATGCCAAAGTCCTCTAGCAAAAAACTTTGCACAGTTTTGTTGGCATCTATGATGCTCTTATCAAGCATCGTGTTAGTCAGTTTTATTCTAGCATCTGTCATTGTAACCTCATTGGTGTTTCATATACATATTCTATGTCTTTATATTCTTCTGCCTCATACTCTTGGCAGTCGATAAACTCTACGTTGGTTGCATCCTGATGGGCATGACGCGCCATCAAGATTGCAAAGTTAGCTGCATCCGACCAAGAATTAACAGCAGGATAGGTATCATCTAATGCAATGATACTATCAACACCATCAATCTGTAGGTGAATCTCATAAGATTTAATTGCTGGCATTGTAGTACCAAGCACGATCATCGTCAGGTAATACCTGTGGCAACCAGTGTGCAGGTCTGTTTGGATCTTCGTCATGCTTCTGACTTTTGAATTCAAACATACCACGCAATTTCCATGCCTCGTCGCGCAAGCAATGCAGATCACTTAGGTTAACGTCAAACGTTTCACCTGCATCATTTAAGATGCTGTCCATTGCGTTGTACAAGTCACATAGTTGTTGTACTTCCTCACGAGTTAGTTTTGTTTTTAATTTAGTCATGGTTTTGCTCCTTCTGCATATAGGTATGGTTTGTTTACGGTATCATATACCACCACACTTGGTTGTATTCGTAACACTGCACGTTTGGCTGTACGAACAGGTCTTGTATCTGTGACATCTACAAACGTGTCAAACTTGTATGGATTGTACGACACAATTGTGTAGTCCAGACCGTCTGGATTAAAGTCATTAAACACAGTTATGTCACCACGTACAAACGCATGAACATTCTTCTTGCCCTCACGCAATACACGCTCACGCCCTGCCTTACGTACTACAAACGTAGGATTGTCTATGTGTACTTCGTCAGTGTGTAACATTACTCTGCCCGTCTTGCATGAACGAACAGACCATATGTGTTTATGTAGATTGAAATAAACTTCAACTCTCATTGTGTCAGATCCTTAACTTCTTGTATGAAAGTACGTGTTTCTTCTTCATCTGCACCGTCTCTATAATAATCCCACAGATTATCGCTAATGATGTCTATCATTTGCTCAAAGCTTAACATATCAACATACTGTTGAATAGCGTTAGTTAGCTCTTGTTCAAGTTCAACTCTCATCTGACTTACCTTTCAGTTTTGTTATCACAAATAAGTATACGTATATCTGCATGTGTATACACCAGATAGTGAAGGTGTCCACACCCTTTACGTCATAGCCTACAGTGTACATGATAACAACTGTGAGCAGCATAGCAAAGTAACCTACGAAGGGTGTGAACAATAGGTATATCATATTAGCCTGTCTTTTTCAACTGCTCATCCACATCATCCAAGAAGGTGATCAGGATCTTACGCATACGCATCAGCTTGCCACGCTCCATGTTGTACTTGCCTTCAATCATACCAAGGTCTTTGAGTACCTTCACACGATAGGCAATGCGGTTAGGATACTCATTGAGTACCTTCGCAATCTCAGCCATAGTCATTTCACCCCAAAGCTCGTTGATAACCTCGTCAATTACAGCGTAGTTGTAGGTATACTTACGTGCCTTGCTCATGTGAAATGTATGGTTGGCATACAATTCTGGGTGTGCTGTTTTTACTACGGGTGCTGTTGCTGTTGAGTTAGTCATGTGTATATCTCCTTACGATATTTTGTTTGAACGATAGTTGGTTGCGCTGTTGCGCAGGGTTAATTTACGTGAACGATCTTTCTTTCTTTCGATCTTCCACTCTTGCCGCCTTCGATTAGGTCCAACGTTGGACTTAACCTTAGTCATCTTGATGAAGTTTTGCATTTCGTATCGCATCAATCTTCTCCTGTTTGCGGTTTCGTTTAGCCTTGCCACCCTTCTTGGGCGGCACGACCTGTGGTGATTTGCGCTCCTGTAACATAGCCTTTGCCACAGGGTTACGGTATGTTACAGAAGTTTTCTTAGCCATGCTCAAATCCATATGTTACGCATTCTACGTGATACCTAGACACAACGTCACCAGTATCTAAGGCACGATTGGCACGATTGCCAGCCACGTATTCGCACCATGTATTCCACCAGTATTCACTGCCCTCTTGCTGTGTCAGTTCGACATACTGTTCAACTTTCTTGCGTACTGTAGCGGGTTTCATGCCTGATGGTGGCGTCTTCACAAGGTTAGGTGATATACCTAACCGCTTGATATTGTGGCTGTCGATACATGCCACATTGAAGCCTAAGCATTGAGCTAGGAAGGCAGCTTTGACCATGCCAAGGTTAGGTACTTGCATGAACAACTGGATGACATCAGCACACGCCTCTACGCTTTCATATCCTTTCGTATCTGCTATGTGATACAGCTTGCCATAGAGAAACTCAGCATTATCTACAAGATACTTGTAGCCATCAGACTTTTTACCCCATAGGCAGTCTGCATCATAGCCATTGTTCTCGACCTTGACCATGCTGCCACGCACTGTGGATAAGCCAGCTTGTATTGTAAGCAGCACAAACAGGCCAGTGTTTGCTAACGCAGCAGGACCACGCCATTTTACGAAGGCTTTAATTTCATTTACATCACGTTGATACATTATACCAATTCTCCAATTAATGTTTCACAAGCTTCAACAATATTGTTCATGCTTTCTTTTATAGAAGGCGACAACAAATCGCCAGTTGCAATAGGGGTAGCAAAGCTGTGAATACGTGTCAAGTCACGATGTATGTCACGCAGATCTTGCATCACTTGCCATGCTTCATGGGCTGCTTGTTGCTGGGCGTCTATCTTATCTAAGATATTCATTTTAACTTTCCTTTAGTTAGGTCCAACGTTGGACTTAAGTTTCGATTTGGTAGTTAGTATATGTATACGTTATATATACTTTCACTAAAGTATCAAGTATATATAACTTATACTATACATAAAGTTCAGCTTGCTCCGCTTCACTCATTCCAGTAATGAGGAACTCACGTTCCACTACAGACAAGTTAGGCATTGCCTCTTGAATGAGCATACCCTCTCGCCATAGCAAGTACTCATGCATAGTAACGTCAAGTTTCATTGTGTTTTTAGCACCAGAAACGATTGATCTACGAGTAATTTCCAACATTTTTTAAACTCCGTTTAGTTGGTAAGCAGGTAAAAGTACACTTGGGTTGTAGACTGTCGGCCTATCTCCACACCATTGATTATGTATAGTGAAAGTTATGTATATAACTTCCAAGTGTACTTATATCTGCTTACACCCACTCAGCATGGATGTTAGCTTGTTCAAGCCACCGCATGGCGGTGTCTATATCTGGGGCACCATGATCCATACAAGCATTTATGCTTGCATCTTCAATGGCACGTTCTGCTGCCAGATCTTCTTCTATGTACTTTTGGTACATATCAATTTGCTCTGACAATTCGATAAAGGACATGCCATGACCTGACGGTGGACGCACACCATGAAAGTCTTTGTAAACATCAGAGTATGTTTGGCACAAGTTTTGATACATCATTTTAACTTTCCTTTAGTTAGGTCCAACGTTGGACTTAAGTTTCTTACTTACGCAGGGCAGCTTTAGCTTCATCCACATTCTTAAAGAAGGAGATAGAGCGCTGACCTGTGACTTTACAAGTACGGTAAACATGCCAGAAACCATACTGATCTGTGATAACTTTAATCGTATTCATTTTACTTCCTTTCTAGTATATGTATACGTTATTTATACTTTCAATAAATATCAAGTATAAATAACTTATACTATACATAGAGTTTGTCAAGCTGGATCTTTCCAACCGCTATCAATCACCATCTTGCCCATCATTGGCACGAGTGCGCCTTTAGGCTTAGACGATTCCATCAGGTCATCCACACTTGTGAATGGTTTAGGTCCAACGTTGGACTTAAGCTGTCTCGCCTCATCCAGACGCGCACGAAGGGCATTGGCACGCTGTGAGCGCACCTCTGCCTTGGTGAATGTGTGTTGCTTGTATCTCATGCTGCAGCCTTTTCTTCTGCTGCTGATACGCTGTCATATTCCATGAGCATTTCAGCCAGATCCAAGGGATCAATGTCATTTGCCAAGCAAACCTTGATAAGCTTGTCGAAGACAACCTGCTTGGTAACTGGTCCAACGTTGGACTTAACAACAGCTTCGCTGACTGTCTCAGCTTCGCTGGTTGGTGCAGCTTCGCTGGCTGTCTCAGTTACCTCTTTAGAGGTAGCAGCTTTCTGTTTCATTGCTCTCTGCAAAGCAGACAGTGAAGTAAAACCTTTCTTTGAGGTTTCAATGAATGCTCTGCATTCTACTTCATTCTCAACAAACCATAGAGCTTCGCTTCTACGCCGTTTGTCGATCAAATGAAGATGACATTCACGAATTCTCTGACGTGAAATTCTTTCACCACCAGATTCAGCTTTAAGCTCGACCATCAGCTTTCCAAGCTGTGTATCAAAGCCTTCAGCTTTGGTTGAAAGAGTGAATCTTTTCTTATCAGCAGCTTCGATTTTAGCCCACTGTTCTGAAAGAACCTTGCCTTGATCTTCGAGAGTTGAGATGTTTTGAATTTCGAGATTTGCCATTTTGAGCTTCCTTTATCTATCTTCTATTTTTATATGAGAGAATCTATATCTCTCACAAGAAGTGAGATATAGTTCTATCATTAAAAATGTAAGAAGATAGTATAAGTTTTGGAGGTTGGAAAGTTGCCTTGCGATCCTCTGCGCCTGCCGTTTCACACGCTGTTGCAAGAAATAATATTCTCTTCGATAATATTTTTCTGAAACTCATGCGCTAAACTTGCGACCTCAACTTGCAGCTTCACCACTCTAACTGTGACATTTTAGCAACATCAAAGATGTTATAGGTCCAACGTCGGACTTAACTTGAACCATTGGCAGAGCAGCACGTGGCTTGTAGGATCATGCGGATTGCCCCAGAGGGGATGGGGTG